AGGTGGTTGCTGCATTTGATGTTGCCATCGTCTTTTACTCCTGTTTATGTGCGTGGCCTATCAGGTAGACCTCTCCTGTAGGCATCGCTATTCTCTCTAGCTTCAGCCAAATCCTTTAAGCGTTGTACTTCTTGCGCGAACCGCTGCTCATACAACTGCATCATGTCTTGCTCGCCTTTCATGTAAGTATACGCTTCAACAAGCGAGCCGTAAAGAAGAGCATTCGGGGCATTCTCACTAAGCCACGTTGTGCCAGATGCCACTCCTGCGGTGATGCTGGCTGGACGATAGTAATAGTGTAGTTCTACGTCATAGGCTAAGTCTGGGGTTGGGCCAACAATGAAGTTGCCCACATCAAAAACACTATAGTATCTAGGTGTAGTGTTAATACCGGCATCTACAGCGTACTGCTGTACAAAATTCACGTCTTTTATTTCGAGAAACTCTTTATAGTTTGCAGTAATAATTTGAAATGAAAAAGGAGCTAGATAGTCTGCGGGAACACTAAGGTAAGGGTCCCCGACAGTAAGCTGCGAAGTAGCGTTCTTGCGAAATAGCTCAAGATCAACAAGCGTAAAGATACGGTCTTCTGCACCACGGATAAATACCGGCAGGTTTGTTACAAAGGATGTCTCAGAGTTTTCTGTGAAATCTTGTATTGCTGTTTCTAGCTGTGCATATGTAAAGCTCATTTAACTCACCAAAGTTACCGGCCCAGCGGTCGCATTTTGACCGCCGCCTCGTGTGTTACCGGCTGCCGCTGTTCCCGTGGCGACCGTAAATGTGTATCTGTCTGCGGTGGCAACGGTGATAGAATACCCCGAAGCATTTTCCAAAACCGATTTAGTAAACCCATCAAAACCTTGTACCTCCCTAAAACGCACAATATCTGCTGTAGACCGCCCATGTGATGGCTCATACACCGTAATTGTTTGTGTTCCCGCAACTCCGCTAGTAAATGGGTTATACGACAAAAGCCTAGCAGTTTGCGGTTCTACTCTATCTGGTCGAGCATCTTTTAACGCCTGCGGGTCTACAGTACGGGGGCGCGGCTCTAGCTGCTTATGCTTGGGCTCATATTCGTCGCGACCCACTAAAAGGCCATTCCACTCCCTACGCATATCCCGGTAACGATAACGTAGCCCGGAACGGTCTGAAATAGCAAAAGCGTTTTTTCCTACCGCAAACTTGCCCATTACCCCGCCCTAAAATACTCATACTGAGGTACTACATTAAACGAGGCTCTGTCCCGATCTTCAGACATTGCCCGCTCAAACTCTTCCTCATATACTGCCTTTAAAAGCTGAACCCGGTTGGGGGCGCGTTTAATCGAAATGTAATACGCTAACCCCGCAGCTAAACAAGGGTAAAACCTAAACGGTACTTCCATTGTGTTTACGGAATTAGCGGCGTCATCCATCCGGGTCAGTGCGTCATAGTAAACAACGTCAGTGCTGTTGTCCGGTATCGGCCACAGTTTTAGTTCCGGGCTTATCTGACGATCTAGAAAAAACTGAGACGGTCGGCCTTCCGTTGTTTTTGTAGGAATGTTTAGATAGTCGGCGCGACTAATTCTTTCCAAAGTGTAGTCAGTGCCGCTACGGCGTATCACTACGGACAAAATGTCAATTACATCGTTAGTAAGAGTATAATTTCCAGTGCCAGAAACCAGCGCTTGGCTGCGCTGCGTAATAGTCCACTGGTTTAACCCCCTGTTTGCCCACTCTGCAAGCATGAGGTTGAGCGAACGCCGCGCAGATTTGAGGTCGTATCCAGTACGAACCTCTAACCCACAACGCTCAAACGCCTCCTCGATGTAGTCAGCGACATCTAGCTCAAAAATTCTGGTTCCGGAAACGGCCATCTTATGTCTTCTTCACCATCCCGCCGCCGCGCATCTTCTTAACCATTCCGCCACCGCGCATCTTCTTAACCATTCCGCCACCGCGCATTTTCTTTACGGTGCCTGTTTTCTTAACCATCTTACGAGGTTTCATCGCCATGTTTTAATCTCCTATATAACTTGGCTCGTTTATTAAATATAGCCTCTGCATCATACTCTGCTAGATAATTGTCATAATAACCTTTTTCCGCTAGTTTGTCTGCGGATTCTTGCAACTTAGACAACCGCTGCACAAAAACTAGCGCGTACTCGTCGTCAACCATCTGCATAAAAGAATGATCATCAATAAAATCGTTCGCTTCATCGTAAGGGTGAAAGCCCATTACCCAAACATCTTTATCTATAAAAATACCCGCAGAAATAGCGTCGTTTAAGCTATCTAAGTAATTGTGAAAAGCGTCTGAGCTTTTTTCAAAGTTCATGTCTACAATTACACATAAATCAAAAACATCTTCCCATTGAGATATGGTGCTGTAAAGGCATTGATAGCTGTCCTCGTATTTAAACAAGATAGCTACCTTGTTTTCCTGCCACGCTTTTTGCGCGTAAGGGCAAGCCGGGAGATTGTTATAAAACGGGTTTGGCTTCTGAAGCGTGTGCTCAGACCAAGCGATAATTTCTTCGCAAATCTCTTTTTCTTTGTCTATGTAAAAAGCTAGAGAACTCATGCTTGCGATACCGATCCTTTTGTGCGTTTACGCCGGTCAGACATTACTACGCCGCAGCCGCGAGCTACAGCAGTGCCCGATACACGTTTTCCGTTAAACGGGCGTTTAGGGGTCGTTACTGCGCCGCCAAGGGCCATTTTTTTTACTTTGGCAGCCTTAGTGTTTGCCACAACCTGCTTTCCTTTAGCTCCTTCACGCTTCTTTTTACGCGCTGTCGAAGCGCGTTCAGACTTGCTAAGACTTTGAGCTTTACGTCTAGGCAGGCAACGGTCAGGGTTACGCTTATCTTTTGACGTACCACATGCGCCCGAAATGTTGCCCGAGCTATCAATTCTGACCCAATCCTCATCTAACCACTCCTGTAATTTACCCATTACTTACCCTTTCGCTTGCCGCCTTTTGATTTTTTGGCGTAATTAGGGTCTTTGCAATATTTTGATGCCGCAAGGTTTGCATAGGCGCTTGGATAGGTATCAAACGTGCGCTTGGCCCACGCTTTTCCTTCCGGGCAAATTTTGCTGCCTTTTGACTTTGCGGGCGCGTTTTTTGATTTTCGCGAATAAGCCATTAGAACATCTTTTGAACTACCGCTGCGCCAATAATTAAAATAGCTATCCCCCAAAGCCGCATGTCTAGGGTTTCTAGCTGTTTTTCTATTTTAGCGTACCGACGATTACACTCATCTTCATGCTTTTCTAAAAGCTTTAATACTTCTTCTACTTTCATTTTACCACGCCTTACAGGACCAATATCTTGCGCTAAATTTGTCTTTGGCAGTATCGCATGAATGTCTTGATCTAAAATTGCGTCTACGTGCGGGTTGATCCTTTTTAATTGACATATTGGGATCTCCAAACCTAACCAGCTTAATCTCGCTGCCTTTTTTAGCCAAGACGGCACTTTTCTTTGATTTTCCCGGAGTGCGCTTTGGCTTGTTATATCCAGCAAAGGTCTCTCCTCTATATTTGATTTTCCCAGAGGGGGTTCTAGTAACGTCCTTAGTAGTAGCCATTACAAATCGCTCCCGTTTTTAATGTGAATAAACTCCATAGACGCGGACACATTAAAGTCAACAGACCCAGAGGAAGAAAACGCCCTCATCTCTAAATCTGTTTTTTCTGTAAACCTTAACGGAAAAGTATAAAACTGCTCGTGTGCGCCATCTGTCAGGGTAAATCTTTCTTTTATCTGAAAGACTTCTCCGTATGGTCTAGCTACAAGACTAGCATTCAAAACGGCTTGGGTGTTGGTAGAGGTTCCTGTGGATAAAGACATTTTTGTAAGAAACGCTGTATATCCTGCGGGAACTGTCCAAAGACCCATTAATGTTTGATTATCACCATCCCCATTTATGGTCAGGTAAATATTAGCTGGAACCCCAGATGTAACCGTACCTGTTCCTGCGTAAATTGTACCAGCATTTGCGCCACCACTACCTGCGCTGCGAACAATACCGCGATTTATCCGTAGGTAAGATTTTGTGGTGTTAACAGCAGTTTGCCCATTCAGTGTGACAACTTCGTTTATTTCGTTGTAATCCGCATCTAGGCCAAAAACTTCTACTGTTCTTGCACCAGTTCCTGCGGCAGTGTCATTAGCTGAACTGCTTGATATAGTCATTACTGTGGCTGATGCGGGGTATGAATACAAACCACCTTGTTCCCAGATGGTTTCTTTTGTGGCTCCAACAGCAGCGTTGTAGCCAAATTTAAAGACAGTTTTATGGAAGGATATTTGACCACGGGCAACTTGAAGCTCAAACGGCTCGGAAGTCCCTATACGGGTAATCGAACTTACTTCACGTGCCATTTGAGTCTCCGTTTAGTTGTAAAACACCGTAGCCGCAGTGATGTTCGTAAAAGCTGACACATAAATGTCATCTACACGAATACCATTTGACGGGATGTTTACTGAGTGCGTATCAGACGCATTAAAATCCAAGTCCAAAACGGTGGACCCGCCGTTACCGTCAGTGATGGTAAGGCGGGGAGTACCGGTGGCTGTTTTTAATTGGATCTGACGAATACGCGCAGGACCAACAGCGAGTGACCCCGTTGCGGTAATGCGCTTTGATTTTACATCAGAGTCGGCCATCTAAGCCTCCTATTAAGCCGCAGCTACTGCGCCGGTATCTACACGAATCCAGTTAGAGCCGTCAGAAAACACAAGGTTTCCGGTTCCCGCGCCGACACCTTCCGCAGCCTTACGGCAGTCTGGTGAAAACACAATTGCTCCGCGATTTGCGGCAGAAGCTGCGGGAAGCGCACCAACATCCAATGCACCTAAAGTAATAAGGCTGTAGGAAACGTCTCCTGCTGGATTATCAATTTGAAAGCCCCGCTGTGAAATTACGGGTCCTGTAAAGGTAGTATTAGCCATTTAGTTCTCCTGTCGTGGCTAGTGTCAGCCTCACAATAAGGCTGTCAGGGATTAAGACACTATACAACAAAAAAAGGCGGCTGAATAGCCGCCCTTTTCCGAAAGTTTTTTTGCTTATGCGCCCGGTGAACCGAACACGGCCCGCCAGTCAGAAACACCGAAGCTGTAACGCTCACGTGCCTTAAACCGCATGTTGCCTGTGTCGAAATCGCCTTCCATCGCAGTCTTGATGGCCGCACGGTTAAAGTATTTGAAACCGTTTGGTGCATCAGTCTTGATGAAGAAAGCATCGGTATCAGTCAGGAAGTGGTTAACCACTGCCCCTTCTGGGATCATACCCATGTTCTTCATTGCGTTTGCATCATTGTCCGCAGTGGCTGGACGAAGGTTTGAGTTGAGCACCCGCTCTGCAATGAATTGCAGTTCTTTCGGGATGATCAGCTTTGTGCCACGAACAGCAATCTTCAGACCACGCTCATCAGTCAAGCCAGCAATGTCGATCAGCATTTGCTCAAGAGAAGTCTCGTTGAGGTCTGCTGCAACAGCAAGCTGGTTGCGCTGGTTGCCTGAGAGTGAGGGGTGAGCAGAAGAGCAAAGTGCCGCACCATCGCCAACAGGGTTAGCTGTGTTGAACGCATTGTTCAGGATCGACGCAGCTTTGATCTGTTTTGTCTGAGCCATTGAACGGGCCAGAGCTTTGGTGTAACGAGATGCCAGACGGTCGTACAAGTTGTCCTCGATTGCTTCCTCAGTAATTGAGAAGGCCAGAGCGATTGTCTCATGTGTGTACCGTGCTGTGTAGGTCTCTTGAGCAGCGTCAAAGTTGATGGCAGTGCCTTCGCCTTTAACTGGTGCTGTTGAGAATCCACCGAGCATCACTTCTTCTTCAAATGCACGATCTGATGACTCTTCGTCGAAGATTTCAGAATGCTCATTTTCGTAGCGGTCGTACTCAAGGCCGAACAAGGCATTCAGGCCGGGCTCAAGCTCTTTCGCTAGTTGTGCGCGAGAAATAGCCATTTTCTATCCCCTCCTTAAACGCCCGTTGAAGTCGCAGTAGTCTGCGAGTCAAAACGGCTTGTGTTTGCGTTGTAATGTGCATTCAACCGAACGATCATTGGAATGCCCGCAGCAGTAAAGTCGCTGTTGGCTTCGTCATCCATGATTCCTACAATCCGCAACGGCAGAGTCGCTGTTACGGCAATTGAAGACACGCTAAGTGCACCGTTTGCGCTACCAGTGTCGGTAGAGCCGGTGCGGGCTGATGTGCCCAAAGATGCGTTAGCAAAAACGGCTGCCTGTGCGGTTGCACGGTCAGTCAATGATGCGTCAGAAGCAACTTTGAACAGTTGGTTTGGATTGTCAGCAACAAACGCCTTTACAGGGTAGTTGGTGTCAACACTTACTGAACCAGAACCCGGCCAATAGTTTAGCCATACTGGCTTCTTTTGGATCGAGTCGTGGTATTGAATTCCCATCAGGACGCCCAATGCTGCTGTTGTGCCGCCGCTTGTCGCGCCAGCATAATCAATTACGCCTGCTGCTGTCGGTGTGACAATAGCGTATTGAAAAATTGCATTGGCGTTGGTAGCAGCAATCTCGTACTCGGTTACACCGGTAGAGTTTACGCCACTTCCAACTAGCCCGATAGGACGTAGGCCGTAGGCAGATTCTTGGTTTGCCATTTGATCTTACTCCTAATCAGGGCGACCCTTATCTCTGTGGGCCGCCAAAAGTTACACGAGATTGACGATCGGGTTTATTGATCGTCATACTAGAATGAGCGTTCTCTCTCATCATGTCAGAGTCAACTGCCTGCATCTGGTCGGCACTCCGCTGTGCAAAGTATTCCGTCCGTTCTGCGACTGTTTCCAATGGAATGCGAGCCAGAACTAGGCCGCCTACTCCGAACACACCTTCGTATTTACCTGAGTCAAGTACCGGGGCCTCAAAGTCAGGGTACTCGTCCTTACGAACCAGTTCCCAGCCCTCACGCATTTTTGCGCTGACATTTTTAGTATCGTTGAAACCGCGGGTTTCCGCTCTAATCCAACGATGCTTATATCCATCCGGTGCAGGTGGTGCATCTAACATAGACGGGGGAGCCCACGGCTTACGCCTTGCCGCTTTCTCCCGAGTTTGTGTTGCGCGAGAAGTACGAGTAATGCCCTTCTCAAGGGATTCATTTTGATCTTCAGACATCTTCTACTCCTTCACGTATTTCGCGTATTCTTCAAGCGGCACACCCAATTTCTTCGCTATTGCGACTTGGCTAGGGGTGAGTCTAACCTTTTTCCCACTACTGCGCCCAGATGTACTGCGGGATACGGAAGCAACCGTCTGAGCGGGCCGTTTGCTACCACCGTTAAGCTTATGGGGAAACTCTGTCGCCATACGCCTATCAAGTTCATTATAGTACTCATCGGACTGTGGGTCAAACCCTTCATTTTCGACAAGTTTTTTGTGTACGCCAAAAGCAGCATACGTCATAGCTTCATCAGAGCCGAACCACGCGTTTCTCGATGCCCACTGTTCCGCCTTCGGGTCCGGGCGGCGAGGTTGCTGCTGCGGCATAGGAGCCTGTACCTGTGATTCCTGTTGCGCTCTAACCTGTTGGGCATAGCGCTCTTGTTGCGCTTTAGCTTGTTCCGCGCGATCATTTTCAATCGCGAGTCGCGTGATTTTGCGCTGCGCCTCAACAACACCTGCGGTATCCCCAATCTCCATAGCCCGGGAAAGTTTTTCTTCCGCCGCGGCCATCTCCGTTTCAACCCGCGTACTATACTCGTTGACATAGTTCGTGTCCAACGTGTCCATGCGCTTTTTAAGCTCAGTTGCTTCCGCCTGCACGTTCTGTGCAAACTTTACAGCTTCCTCTCGCTGGCGCTCGGCCTCGCGCATTTTCTTTGTCAGGCGGTCAATACGCTTCTGGGTAGCGTTTTCTGCCTTTTCAAAATTATCGTCAGCTTCCGCCGCAAGAGGAATATCCTCTTCTTCCCCGTCGCCTCCCGACAGTTCTACGTCAGTGTCTTGGTCCGACTCCAGTTCCAATTCAATCTGGTCGTCGTCTTTTAATTGCTCTTTTGCCATTGTTCACTCCTAGAAATGCAAAATATCTTCAGGTTCTTGAATTTTAGCTAGGATTTCGTCATCGTTAAGAATACGAACCTCCCCGCCATCTATCTTGAATCGGGAACCAGCGTACCGGGCAAACATTACCCAATCGCCTTGCTCGCACCACGGTCCAACCGGGAACTTGTCCGGATCTTTATACGCCAAATCCCCCACTTTTAAGACGTAGCCGACTTGGGTAGAAACATTCTGTTCCTCCAAGACTTTGTCTGGTAAATAGATGCCGCCGTCTGTCTTACCCTTTCCGCGATACGGGAGAATAAGCAGCCGCCAACCTGTGGGACTAGGCATTCTTTCAAGAAGTGAACCCCCGATAGCTTCGGGGTCTAACACCTTATCGGTGACATCCTTGTATGCAGAAGCTAGGTTTGAAACACCCTCGCTCACTGCTTCAAGGTCAAGTTTTTTAGCTTCAGCCATTGCTTTGCTCCTGTTTTTCTAGCAGGCCCTTGAGTTCCTGTTCCACGTGATCTAGGGATTTTAAGTTGCCCATGAGCTCACGATACTGCTCGATGTTCTTGACGTTGTCGTAAATTAACAAGTCTTGAACTGCCTGTCTCCGCTCCCGGATAATCCGGAACACGGCCTCGGCAAAATATATTTCATCCACTCGTATACCTCCGCATTAAATCTGATATGTTTTTATACCATGTCTAAAGCAAAGTCACGAGTTTCTTTTGTGCGTCTTAACCAACCTTTTCCAAAAGTTTCAAACGTAGACAAATTCCGGTAGAACTCCTCACGATACCCCGTAATAGACTCGATTAATCCCGCGGGGTCATACTCTTTAACCGCCTCTAAGGTCATCGGGCCGATAACCCCGTCTTGCGAAACCATAACCGCCTTCTGCAATGCTTTTGCCGCGCGGCCCGGACCGCTGTTCACGGCCCAATCAAAAACACAAAAATCCAGCCCCGACGGGAGCTCATCACCTTTTATCTTGTCCCAGTACCCTTTTTTGTAGATTAGCTGAATGTGGTCTTCCGGGATGTTTTTTAGCTCGTTTACGTCTTCCAACGGGCGGCCAAGAAAATCAGCATAAGTTTTATGCGTGATACCCTTGTTAGTTGCGCCTCCGGGATCATCTTTGTGATCCACAAATCCACCTTCGTGGTGCAGCACCATTTCAAGGCTTTTAAAAAAATTAGCTTCCATTATTTTGTTAACCCTTTGGCTTTTTCAAAGCTACGCATTCCTCCGAGCCCGAGCATACCCAGTAAGACAGTCATCAAGCTGTCCATATCGAACTGAGGGTAGGCTACTGGCTCAACGCCCATGTAGGCCGTTACTACATCCATAGTAGGAAAGACTAAAAAGTGAGCAAACAAGGCCAGACTACAGCACCAGCCAACACTCGGCCTCCAGCCCGCCACAAACAAGTTCCGTGACTTGGCTTCTTCAGCATTGATAGCCAACTGCCCCTTGGCAAGTTCCTGCGCGTGGCGCTCTGCCATCGTGGCTATCTCATGCGCCAACTTGTTCTTTTGGTCTTTGTCTTCAACAAATTTACCGATTAGCTCGGTAGCTGGTCCAATAAGTGCCTGAATCATGCTGTTAACTTTCCTTTTGGTAACGCCCGACATTGCCAAGATACCGGCTTGTACCCTTGCATGTGTTTATGAACTGCGCGAGACATTTCATAGGCTCGTTTCTCGCACCGCTCATATGTGCTATAGGGCCCCCACTGGTCTTCTAACTGGTAACATTGTTCCATATTAAAAACAAGACACGCAAGAACAACCGCCTGATACATTATTTAGCCGCGGGCTTGTGCTCGTGCCCCATCCATATACCAAAAACGCCCGTCATAACGCCCATAACCACTGAAACAAAAGCGCTCTGCGCCCCCGTCGGCGCGTCTAACGCCATAAACCACTCCGCACAGCGCCAACTCATTACGGTGCTTGCTAGCATCATAAAACGAGGAAGTATCTTCCACTCTAGAAATTTATCTACCGTCATAGTACCATCGCAAATAAAAATATAAAAAACCCTACCGCGATAACAAGCACCGAAGTTACAAGCACGACCTGCTTCATAGTTTCTTCAAACTCTTTTGCCTCGGCTATCTTTTTACGACGCTCTACCGCAGCGGCCTCTTTAGCCGCCTGTATCCTACGAGCCCGCTCATCTACGATACTTTGCCACGTTCCGGGCCCAAAGCGCAAATCAATCAAGTTACGCATTTCCTGCATCTTTTCTTGAGCCAGTTTTGCATCTATGACTTCAGACGCAATATTAGACACCCCGAACTGATCTCCAATCCCGGGGTACGCACTCTTAGCTCTTTTCTGCTGGACCTGCTTTTCACCTTCAAAAAGCTGGTCAACATAACCCGCTATCTCGCCAACGTCCTTGGCCGTGTTAATGGCTGATTTAATTCCATCAACCGCGGATTTGACCAGTGCTATACCAGCCAGTGTTTCTGCTATCATTTCGCCCCCAAGCTAAACTAATGAGTATCTAGTCCCCCCGTTGTTTAAGCATCTCCCGTTCCATTGCAGATTGGATACGCTTGTCTGTCTGACGCTCTTGACTTGCCATGCGCTGCTGGAACTGATCCGCCCGCATACGCTGGCCTGCCGCCTCCATATTAAGCTTGGCCTGATCTACCTGCATGTCGTTCTGCTCTGACTGTGCCTTGATCTGTAGCTCCTGCTCTTTAAGCTGAACTAACGGATCAGGGCCTTGACCTGAGACTTGCGCCGACATCTGCTGAACCGTCTGCATACCCTGCGCCACGAACTGCGCGGTAAGCCCCTCGATTGCAAGCATCTCTTCCTCAGTGGCCGCTTCGCCGCCCGCGGCCTGACGGCTCTGGATAAACTGCACCGCAGCCTGCTCTCTCGCGGCTACCTTAACGTGTTCCATGACGTGCTTTTGAAGCTCCATAGCCAAAGCTGGCATAGAGCCAACCATCGGAGATGCGCCAAAAATCAAGTGCGCCATAATGTGAGACTGATGCTCCTGACCCTCAAACACCTTCAGAGGCACCATGTCCATCACGTCGATGTTTTCCTGCGCCGGGTCTTTAGGTGTTGGCTCTTCTTCCACAGCCCGCTTCATAATACGGTCCGTGTCGCGTACACCAAGGGCATCGTACATGTCCCGATACACTTCATACATGTTGTGTAATTCAGGAGCGGCACCCGCTAGCTGTAGCTTAGTCTGTGCCAAAGCAATACGCTGCGCCTGACTAAACACGTTAGGGTCGGACACCGGAATGATATCTACCCGATCGTCAAAGTCAGAAGCTTTAACTGACGCATCTTCGCCTTCAATTGTATATGGGTATTCTTCTGGTAAACTTTCACCCATCACGCGGGCCAAAAGTTTAAATTCTATCCGCATTGCGTAGTGCAACCGCTTATGCACTGCGCTCATCACGCGTGAACCTTGCTCCAGCATCGCGATAGTCGTTCCAACCGCCGCCTGCTGGTTACCGTCTCCCACTTTCATGTCTGTGATTGTGGCAAAACGCTGTCCTGCATCCACAACAAAGCCCAAAAGCTGGAACAATGTCTGGTCAGGGCCTTTAAATGGCAGCGGCATAAGGCTGTCACGAATAGCCCCTCCGGGAGCGTCCACATCGCGGAACTCGCCGGGCTGAAGCGGATCATCGTCGTCTCTGATGCGTAATCCACGGGCTTTGAAACCCGCTGGGAGATTGGATAACGTACCTGCGTCGATCAACTGCCTCAGTGCCGCTGTGGCGGTCCGTGACAAACCGCCAATCGTATGAATAAGCCCTAAACCGTAAAAACCAAAGCCCGGAAGGAACTTATAATGTACGAAATACTGAATTTTACGCTTTAATTCGTCATCTTCGCGGTAATTACGGCGAATAGACAGCACTTGGCCGTTGTCCTGACTCAGCGTGACAACATATGGTATCTTAATGCCCGTCGGCTCACCGTCCTCATCAAGGTCTTCGTAGCCTTCTAGGTCTAAATCGGCGTGACATTCCAAAATTGTGCAATCGTAGTCGATCTGGGAGCGGCTTGTGCCGTCAATACGATTGATTTCGCTGGTAACAGAGTCTTCTTCTTCCTGTGCAGGGATCACCGGTATGTCCAAATAGAAGCCTGCAACCTGTTTTTTACGCAAATCGTTAAGAGACATCCTCAAAACTTGCGTAATATTAGGGCAAGTCTCCAAATCAGACGTTTCGTAAGGCACTACAAGGTGCTCCGCCGGTATAAACTTAGCTACCGCACGTCCCAAAGTCTCGTCATAGTATACTTTTTTGAATGTAGACCCCGCCAAAGGCAGATAAAACAGCATCTGATCCAGTTCGGGGGTGTATTCTTCCATCACATCGGTGATGTAATAGTTCATAAACTGCTTTACGCGCTGAGACTGCCGCTGTTTGTCGTTTGTTTCGCTTCCCATGATAGAAGTACGCACGGGCCCGGACGCTGGCAACAACTCATTGAACGCCTGCGCTTGAAACTGCGTAGCCGCCTCGGCAAGCAACGGGTGCGTAACCCCAGAAGCCCCTCTGAACGGCTGCGTCCTTTCCTCGTAGTTGAACCCGAGAAGATCAAGACCGTTTGCATAAGCATCTTCCCACTCCTGTCGGCTTGCTTTGTTTGCATCAAACTCATGTAAAAGCTCGCCAGCAATCCTAGAAAGCTCGCGGTCAGGCATCTCTTCTGCCAAGTTGGCGTAAAAGTCATCGCTTTCGCCTCGCTGGTCAGACGGATCAAAATCAATCGTAACGCCGCCGTCCTCTTCCGGGGTCATCTCAATATCCATGCCCTCCGCCATGCCTTCAAAAGCCACGACGTTGTCCATGCTGCCCGGAATCTCTAATTCGACCTCCGCAGCTAAATCCTCTGGGTCTAACTGTGAAGGGACATTGTTGTCCATTAAACCGCCAATTGGTTTACGCGCCATCTGTGTTCTCCTTTAAGGCCCCTAACTTACCATAGGCCGATACATATTCCTAGCTATTGGTGCAAGAGCGGCTACGCCCCGTGGGCCGCGGGTCATGTTCCGCGCGGTTTCGGCCAAAGTTATTACGCCGCCTTCTGCTTTCCGCGGATAGCGGATCATTTCCCGGTCTAAGTCAGAAATGTCCGGGTCCGGGTCTAAATATTCAAAGCCCTGCTTCTTGTAGAAATCAACAAGATCTTCCAATTCTAACCCACCATCTCCATAAGGGGCTGGGTACAAAGTCATCGTCGTGCCGGTTTCATCTGCCGTTTTTGTTAAACGACGCATTATTTCCGTGCCATGCCCCATGCCCTTTTTACCTGCGCGAATAAGTTCAATATCAACGCTGTTCGGAATTTCATTACCCTTTAAATCTAGGCTAGGGCGTAAAGTAAGCTCAGACATATCTAAGTCTTCAAAAAAGAAACGATTTGGCATAGTAGGAATAAGCGGTTGCCCGCCAATGCTCTCGCCCAACGCTTCAGGGGCCAAAGCAGGGGCAGGCCCGCTAGGAGGACGCTCAATCTTCTTTTTCAGGTTTTCCGGTATCTTGTCTACATTAATTAGACCTTCGACATCGACCAAGCCTCTTTCTGCGCCTTCCGTGTCATAACTTTTTAGCTGCGTCCCGCGCATAGTCCGGTAGTCAGGCCGTAGCTGTTTTTCTACGTCCAACGACGACCCGGCTATGCCCTTGTTGCCGCCCGGAGCCGCTTTTGTTGCACGAGCGCCCCCGCTAGGTATGTCCATTGGAAACAATTTACGGCGCTCACCTACTGGCATTCCTTCAGTTGCCAAGGCGTACGCCTCTTGCAAGCGGGCCATAAACTCGCCCCGCGTCTTCATGTAATTCCCTTTTGCCGATGAGCCTTGTCTTAAAGACCCCGCGTCGTTCTTTTCTCTATATATGTCAATACCAAGGGCCTGATACGCCTCCGCTTCTTTAAACGCTTTGGCCTCTTTTTCTCCGATGAGGCGATACATCTCCGCCAGTACCTCATCTCTGTACGGCATTTCGTCCAAATTAATACGGGCGGTGCTATTTGTATTACCGGGCCACATTCTAGCTAAGTTGTCCGGCGCAGCCGGGTTTGCGTTTTTCACGTTTAAGCGAGCTTGGTTGACCAAGCTTTCTACGTTCTTTGCTTCCCCTTTAGGGCGCAACTCATTAAAAAACTCATATGGATTAAAATTCCGGTTCCCCCGCTCCGCCAAAGCTTCTGTTGTCTGAAATAAAGCAAAGTTGTCAAATAGCTTTCCTGACACACTCTCCTTAACCAAAAACGGAGCACTACCCCCGGGCAAATCTCCCCTTGTCTGCAATACATGCGCTAACTCATGGACAAAAAGTGTGGATGTGTAGCGGTCGTCCCCTAAATATTTTGCACCAATGGCAATCGTGTTGGTGGTATCGTCCCAATGACCCCCAGACCCCTTCATGGGTTTTTCAATAACCCTAACGTCTATCTCTTCTCCCAACTCCGGAAAGACATCAAAAAGCGGGTGGTCCTTGCTCAGAACCTGATTTAATTTAAACTGTACGCTTCTACCATACTTCCCGCCCCGGTGGCCTTGTTCAACAAAAAAGTTTTTGGGGTCCTTTAGCTTTTCAAACGCGTCCATGACCTGTTTTGCAGAGGCATTAGCAGCTACTTTAGAGGCAACAGACTCTGGTAACAAACCGCCTAAATTGATCTGCGTTAGGTTATCCGGAATGTCGAAAACCATCTTGGTTTCAAGCGGGGCATCCCCTGCTTCACGCCCGGGTCTTGCGTCCACGTTAATACGCATAAACCCCGTGTCTTCAAACACCTTGCGGGGGTCTTCGCCTGCTTCTAGGCGGTCCTGCGCCGTCTTTTCCGCCTTTTTTATGTCCTTTGTATATTTTGGATTCATTCCCGGTGTGTCCGCAGACGCCAGCATTTCGGTAACAGAAGTATCCGGTAAAGGCATCACTTGACCATCCGGAGTAACCACCTGCGGCCGCAGATACTGCATAAAGTCCTCTATGCCACTCGAAACAGCTTTAGCTCCGCGGGCCGTGAGCATTTCACCGGCACCCGTGATTCCACCAGCCAACCGACCCAAATCACGGTACGCCTCCAAATCTTCTGGCGCAGGAGGAAAGAACCGTGAGCCGAGGGCCTCGGAGCCAAATCTTTTAACAAAAGCCTGCGCGTAGGGGTCCGCGGCAGACAAAGCCGACGCTATCGGCGACACCGCTAACAAACGGGGGTCTATTTGAGACGCAATGCCCGTGGCTGTCGCACCCATGTCTGCGAAAGAACCACCTAAATCAGTAGTCGCACCCTGAAGGGCCCCGATACCAAGTTCGCGGTACGCGCCTTCCGGTGGGGGCTCAAACTGAAGGAAGTCGTCTTCCGGGTTACTAGCCAATGTTCCGCCCCAAAATATCCGACATTTGGTCCATAGCAGCGGGCCCCAAGCTTTGCGGGGAGGCCCCCGCCATCTTCATTAATTTATTATCCATAGCCTCTAATCGAACCATCTGCCCGTATTGGAAGCCACGCTTCTTATCAAAATTCTGCTTATCTATGGGACGGCGTTTAAACTGTTCCGGTGCTAGGTCACGGTAAATGTCAAAACCTTCTATGCCGGGATACTCCGGAGCGGCTTGTAGTGGACTTGTCCTATCCGCATCCTTACCGAGGTTAGCCATTATACCTAAGTTACCCGCACGGTCTTGCTCAACATACGGCTCAAGGGCTTTGTCCATTAGAGGCGGCGCAAACTGTCCGCTATCTTCATAGGGGTCAAAGCGCCGCGGGCCGTCTACCTCAAACTCATACTCCGGACCAAGGTAGCCGGGCTCCGTAATGTAGTCCCCTTCCCGATATACACGGCCCGGGTACTCCCCGACATAGTACTCATCCCCGGGTTGAGCCGGAGTGGCGAACATGCTGTTCATGTCCATGTTACCCATATCTATGTATGCCGGTTCGCCCGCGCCAAGGGAAGCCACGCCTCCGTTGTCAAAGCCCTGAACCAAATCATCCGGAAACCCTTTTACATAAGGAGCCTCCCCCTCTTTCATATATAGCTTAGTTTTGCTCTCCGGGTAATTTTGAATGGCGCTGGCGCGTCGCTCCTTAAACTGCTCGATCTGGTCACGCAGCTTTTCTGCCTCCTCATAGTGGTAGCGCTTCATATCTAGAGACTGGCGCACAGGGATGTCTTCGGCATGGACGCTCTGGGCCGCGGCCAAATGTCCCAACATCTGCTCTTCCATGTTCTGGAGAAAATTGTACGAGCCCTCTTCTACTTCGGCAGAGGTCATGTAACGTAACTCATCTACACCGGGAAGGGACCCGTCGTTTTGCAACTCCACCGCAGGGCTGCCGCCATCTTCAAAACCAAAATACTCCATTACTGGATTGGTTTTTTTATAGTCTCCGGGCCCAGAAAAGTACTGGCGAGCTCCGGGGCCAAGCTTTTTGTAATACCCGCCACTGGCAGAAGCTTCCGGGGCCCCTGTCATATAATCCCAAACACCCTCGGCATAATCTAAGGCCGCGGCCCCCAAATCTACTACACTATTTCCCATTAATAATACGCCCTAACTCTTACGTTGGTATCCTCATCACCCCAGTCATCCGACGGTAGCTGCACAAAGTTACCCTGCCGATAACGCATAAGGGCCTGTGTCATGCTATCTACCAAGTCATCATACTCCCCGTTGGGAAAAGCTGCTACCTCTTCTATGAGCTCGTCAGCAAAAGAAGTGTCGGGGGCCCAAACCATCCCCGCTTCAAACAACGGTGAGACGGAGTGAACTCTTGTTATCTTATCATTACCTTTGCTTGGCGTAAAGTTAACAACGGGTATCCCGACGTTTCTTAATTCGTGCGTCAGGGGTAATCCAGAAGCTTTTGCTTCTACGATGACGGTGTCGGGGTCCCAGTACTGATACTGCTCTAGCGCCTCTCGCTTGAGCTCCGGAAAATCCCACCGCTCTTTCTTGCTGTCCAGTAATATAATCGCCGGGGGACCCCCAGCTTCTTCCGGGTGAAAAACACCCCACGTGGTTATGGCAGAAAAGTCAGAAGTTTCTCTTTTACTAAACGCCGTATCATAACTTTGAATAACAAACTCAAGATTGGGTACGTTGTCTTTTTCCCAACGCTTCCACCACTGGCGGGGGATGATGGCGTTCTCTTCGCCGGTAGGGTTCTGCTGATACTGAGCATTCCATTTGCTCGGCGGAATGGACGCTTTTACCGCGGTTAGATCATCAAGAGACCAGAACTCCGGCCAGCAGGGCTTGCCGTCATCAAAAATAGCTGGGAGCTCGACAACCTCCCACTGATCAGCTAGCGGGTCTTTAGCCATCGCCTTCAAAAGCTGGCCGGTCATATCCTTTTCGGACCACCGGGTCTGAACTAGAACTATCGCTCCTCCCGGCTGGAGCCTCTGTCGGGGGCCCCCAGTGTACCAATCCCACGCGTCGTCAAAGCCGTTAGCTGACATCGCAGTTTGCTCAGAGTGCGGGTCATCAATAATAACCAGATCGCCACCGCGCCCAGCAAGGTTGCTTCCCACACCGACGGCGTAATACATGCCTCCAGAAGCAGTATCCCAACGACCAGACGCTTTACTATCTGCTGCCAACTTAACTTTCGGAAAAACTTCTTTGTACTCATCGCTGTCAATTAGATTTTTTGTTTTACGACCAAAGTTAACTGCAAGCTCCGTGGTGTGCGTAGCTTGAATAATTTTCATTTTAGGGTTTCGCCCCATCATCCATGCGGGGAACAAGAACGACGCAAACTCAGATTTAGTATGACGCGGTGCCATGTTGATAATAAGGCGCTTTAGCTCGCCCTTGGCTACGCGTTCAAGCTTTTCGGCAATGATTTTGTGGTGACGCCCGGCTATGAACTCGGGCCACATAGATTTTACAAAAACTAAAAAGTCTTCCTGACAAGCTTCATTCTTCTCGATTTGCGCGAGTCGCAGGCGAAGCTTCAACTCCTGATCGGAAACATCCATCGGGGGCCCCTTACGTTTACAATTTATCGACAAAATATGCACGTTTTATTGACAGTTAACAAGTCTTGCGTATTTGCCTAATAATTAGGCAATGTTTCACGTGAAACAACCCATATCGTTTTTTATATAAATATTTGAGAGAAACATGGCCCTTGCCCCCGCTAGGCAGGCCGGTGGCCGCGCTGCGCGGATCGCGGATTTTTGGCGGATTTCTGCGGTTTTTGACCCGATATGCAGGGGCCCCTTGCCGATTTTCACGGCCAACGACGGGCTTGACGCCGTCCAGATACCGCGGCCAACGGCCAATAGGCCATTGCTGGCGCATAGAAGCGCATACAGCGGGGTTTGGCGTTTTTAGGTAGGTTGATACCACCAGCACGGCCAGCGGCGTTTTTAGCGTCCAGCATGGACTAGCGACGCCCGCGCCAGATATCGGGGCGCAGCGGGCGCAATTTGCCCGCCGGTTCACGGTTCACGGCCAGCGGATCACGGCCAGCGGATCACGGCCGGTATGTTTGGGGAATAGATCGCGGGGCGCGGCGCGGCTTGTTTAACTCTTTTAATGCCGCAACGCAGGCCAGCTAGCAGGCATTAAAAAAGCCCCGCCGGTAATGTACCAGCGGGGCGGGTTGTCGGCTTATGCGGGGCTCAAACGTCTATTGTGACGGTTGCCCCTGATAGAACGTCGCGGACAATAGACTCGACGGCTTCACGGTGATCATCTTCATCCGGCACGGATGGCAGGCGATCGTCAATCATATCTTCAATTTCTGATTGGTGATCATAAATATTAAAATCGCTATTGAAATCCCTAAACGCGCCGTCAACCGCGTCATCGACTTTGGCTTCGGCCAAGGCTTCGACTTTGTCACCAATCACGGCCATGATCGCGTCGCCCAACTGGTCTAGTTGTTCGGCTTTCAATTGATCACGACGGCGGAAATGTTCGAGCTGGCGTTCAAGATCGACAATTTGCTGATCGCGCGGATCGAGGGTTTCGGCTGGTATAAAGTTTTGATTTTCCATTTTTACTATTTCCCGTAGTTTAAACAGGGGCGGCCACCGCGGCCACCCGACAACCCTTTGTCTCATATTATCCCATATGATGCAAGCCCCAACAAAAAGCCCCGCCGGATCAGGGCGGGGCGGGTTTGTTCTTGTGCGGGTAAAATTATGCGGCAAGGGCGGCAACCCGTTGCCAGTCGGCGGGTTTCATATTGAGCAATTGCCCGCCCCGTTGTTGCCACAAATCGACATCGTCAATGTCGGCTTTATGTGATACGGCTGTCACCGCATTGATCAGGGTTGCCCGTGATAATGGGCGGCCTTGCTCATAACCGGCTTGGCCGATAGTGTCGAGCAATCCATCAAGAACGCTGGACGTTTCTTTTTTGGTTAATTGCATCACCTTGCCAAGCCCGCCAACGACGGCGGTTTTGTCGATTGCGAAACCGTCGATAGTATCAGCGGCGGCTTGTTTCATTTGCTCAATGACCTGATCGAATGCGTCGCGGCTTGAATACACCCCGACAAGATCGCGAATTTTCAATTCAAGCGCGTGATTGTCGGCGTCTTTTGCCTGATCAGATAGCAAGCCCCAGTCGTCGGTATCACGGGCACTTGTGATATGGCTTGACCGTGTTTTGTTTTGGGTTTGCATACCGTTGAGGCAGGCCAACGTCCAAGCGATTTGATACACGCTAACTGATCCCGCGCCAACTTCACTATTCTGCAAGCCGATGCCGTTAGCCATTAGATCATTAAGCGCGGCACCGGTGCCAGTCTGGACAAGAGATTTAAGGCGCAAATATAAACGCTTGTCGGTCACGTCGGCATTTACAACCTGAAACGCGGCGGGGTTGTCCATCAATTGCGGCAAGGCGGCTTCGAGCAAATTGACATTGTCGAACGTCTTAAACTTGTCTGAAACAAAAGCCCGCACCATGCCATTAGGGTTTTCGGCATTGTTCCATTGCGAGCGGGGCGGCTGGTTTATACCAACACCGCCAAACGTAAACGGCGCGGCTGTTTCAGCATGGCGTGTCCGAATCATTCGGGTGTCGTCGCTGTCGCGCCAGATTGCATTCAAAAGCCCGTCGAATTCAGCGGGATATCTGGCCTGAAGCCGTCGCGCCGTGCGGGTTTCGATATCGGCATGGCTGGCAATTTGCCCAAATGATACATCGTTAATGTCGAAAAACTGCGTTGGAACCCCGCCGGATTGCTCGACAACGATTTGCGGCTTGCCGGTTTCGGTTGTCGTTTTTTGTAAATCTTTTAAAGGTGCCAGATAATCAGCATTCCGGCTGGCCTGATCTTGTACCTTAATCAAGAGATTTGCGAGCGAATTTTTGTTATTTTCGATAGTGTTTGTCATGGTTTTACATCCCGTAAAAGTTAAAAACCGGCGGGCAATATTGCGCCGCCGGTGTTGTTGTCTCATAAAAGCCCATATGATGCAAGTGAATTTTTATAAATTTCTATTCCGCCCCAATATCGCCCGCGACGTGATGCCGGATAATAGCGCGGGGCGATAGCGTCCGGACAAAAGCCCGCAAGCGTTCCCCGTCGGTTTGTTTTTGTTCTTGTCCGGCGGTTGCCCGCCAATGAATGGCAACATTGCCGCCCGCCGCATAACAGCCCCCGCGGTCATTGTTTTCTATTTTCTTTTTGCTGGCACCGTGACCGGTAAAGCCAATAATATAATCACGATCTAGACGGGCGCATAATGGCTTGCCATTGCCGCAATTAATACACCCTACATTGTCCAAATATTCAGCGGGGCAACGAACAACCCGCACCGGTTCCGATATACGGCCTGAAGGCCAAACATCGGCGGGTTTTATCGTCGCGTTTTTGCCATTTTTCCAAAAAGATTTTTTAACGACTGCAACAACCGGCGCGAACTTATCGGCGCATATTTCGGCGGCTTCAAAAAGTGAATCGGCGGAATAGTTTATCGTCGTCTTGTTAGGTGCCAGTTTATGCGCCCAAAATAGCGGGTGAAAATGGGAATAAGTGAAGCTTTCCCCATGACGCGGCTTGGCATCAAGAACGGCGTCCAGATATACAAAGTCAATTTGATCGGATTTGCACCCGCGCCCGCTGTCGTTCAGTCTGCAATCAGCGGGGCAAGTTCCAAAGTTGTCCCCGTCGCCCGCCCGATAGGTCACGGCTAAACCGCCCGTTTTATTTGCTGTTGAATTTTTAACAGTTTTAAGCATTTCAAAAGCTCCCGTAATTGAATGCGATTTATCCCATATATAGAACAAACAAAGCCCCGTCAATATATTTTAACGGGGCTTTGAATTTTTTAAAATTTCTATCGGCGTCGGCGTTTCACATATCGCGTTCGCTTTTGGGTATGCTTTTCCCAGTCTTTACCGTAAAGCAATCGGCCGATAATACTGAATATAAACATTAAGCTTTTTTCCCTTCTTTATCATCCCGACGGCGCATTTCCCAAACCAAATGCTCAACATTAGACAAAGCCCCGCATATTTCGGGCATATCGTTTTGATACGCCAAATCATACAAAGCCACCAAATCAATATGAATTTTTCTTTTAACGTCGATCATTGCTCAAAACTCCCGTGTTAATTAACGACAGCTTTTACATATAGGATTATCTGGGACATATCAAGTCGAAAACGACATCCCAGTTAAATTTGCCTGTTTGGTGGTGTATGGGCTCGACGGATTGCAGCCCGTCCATTTTTAGATCGACGGCCGCACCGGCCGGATACAAAAACAATTCTGGATCATCCATAGGTTTGTTCTGTTTTTTAATTAGTATCCATGACGGGCTGTGCTGGTGGCGGGAAAGCCATGCCACTTGCGACGGCTGCAAGGTCACCCCGTTGCTGGTCAAAAACTTTAATTCTACAAAATGAAACGTGCCTTGTTCGTCGCACAAAAGAACATCAGGGATGCCCGCGCCGATAGAGTTTTCAATCCGCGTCAACAATATCTTGCGGTTCGATCTCTGCGTCGCTTCTTTCATCTGCTTGTAAAAGCCTGCTTCGCGCTTTACCGCGATTGCTGGCATTCGTTGTTTCTTCAGGGGTGATGTTGATTGTGACTGGGGCATAACTTTGTTTGATTTCCTCTAAAGCTTTCATCACGTCTTCTTTGCTCATGCTGTCAATCGAGCCATGACGGATTTCCGATTTGTTAACGTAAATGTCGCCCTGCGCTTGACCGCGCCGATACTCAGCCTGCACGGCTGCGCTATATGCGCCGTTCTGCAAAGCCACATCGCGAATAGTTTGCAAATCTCTTAAATGCCTTTGATATGTTACCCCATACTTTTCGTCTAACTCGCGCCGGTAAGCTTGTATGGCGGCCACAACATGGGGCGAAATGTGTGGGTTGGTTAACTCATATGCCCGCGAATGGGCTGACGTAACAGCATATCCCGCATTGATAGCGGCCTCTCGCAAAGTTATCTGACCGTCTTTACTCACAAGTTCTTTTACAAAAAGTTCTTGCTTGCGGGTTAGGGGCTGCTCGACAGTTGCAGGCGGTCGGCCTCGCGTTTCACGGGGCTTGCCCGTCACTTTGCTTGCTGATTTTCTTGCCATAAGGATTTCACCGTTAATTTGGTCACGTCCCATAGTTTATACAGGATATACCTATATAGGGTCAAAAATATTTTTTATAAAAAACGCGCTCAAATCACACTAAGGCCGATTTGGCATTTAACTAAAAGGTTACACCTTGTATTTTATAGTGTAACCGAGAAGTGTAACCTTTTTTCCTTTGTTTAATAGTAAGTTACAACCAAAGTTACACGGTTACACCGGTTACACCTATTTTAAACAAAAAAATATTTTTTTTAAATTTCTCCCTATATAAGGTGATACCCGAAATAACGCTTTTGAAGAAGAGTAACCGTTCTGTGGTTTCGGAACGACAAAATGTTATTTTATTTCCAAGCGTCCCATAAAAGAAAGGCCAGCAGGGCGAACCCGCTGACCAGATAGGTGGTTATGAAGATGTCTTCAGGTGACATCGCTGAAGCCTTTTTTGTTGGGCTCGACGATCTCCATTGCCCATTCCGCAGTCTGTTTGACAAAGCATTTATCTGGCAGCTTCTGCGCGGCCTTGTGTATCGAACGGACGGCTGACTCTAGCTGGGCTAGTTTGATTGACGTTCCTTGTTCGATTGCGGCTTCGACGTTATCAAGAGACATTTTTTTCCGCCTCCCCGTATTCGACGCACTCATAGCAGGCGGTCGGTTCATCGAACATTTCGGTCAGGGCTTCGCACTCTTCGCAGCCTTCGACAGGTTTAAAATCTGGGGACATATCGCATTCCTTTCATTTGCAGATTTTTAACAGCCATATATTCGCGGTGCTTGGCGTCTATTTCTTCCTGCTCAACTTGGTCGAAACACATATCGCCAAACTCGCGCATCAGTCTGCGGACTTCTTCGTCCACATTTAAAAGTCTATTATCAGTCTTCATTGTTGTCACCATTTAACCACTTTGCGCGGTGCCAACCATCTCCGCCGGTCATAAAGAACTCTTTTTGCATACGTTCTTTGATCTCGATCATGCGGCGCGGGATACTAGCGTCAAACAATTCGTACCCTTCGCAGTAATCACAATCAAATTCACGGAGAATGTTGACTGCATCTAGCAAAGCTGCCAACTGTTTTTCTGACAGTGTAGTTTGCAAAGCATAAACATTTTTTACGCGCTCAACTTCTTTAGCTTCGCGCTCCAATTCCCAAGGTTCTTTTTTAGCCATTGTCTGTTATCTCCCAGATGTTTTCCATTGTCCAATCCTGACCGCCTTTGCACTCCCAGCCTTCAACATCGGCAGTGCCTGCAAATTCCCACGCTTCCGCTTCGCTTTTTGCCTCGACGATCAACTCATACCCCACGTCCATAGTGGCAGTTACTTTAAACTTCGCCATGAATTTTTTCCTCCCACGTCCGCAGACCATGTGCATGGTCTTCCAGAAAATACGCAATTTCTTCCGCGTTGCTGTCGTCCAAGGTTCCATCCCTGAAACACTTAGCCCAATGCTCAAGGCTGTCGATAAGGCTCCGTGAGCCGTGAGCCGCGGTCTTTGTTGCTTTGCCTACGATATACGCAGCGCGTAGCTCGTTCTCGATTACCTTAAAGTCATCCAGATACATTGTGACGGCGGGGTTAGCGTCCTGATGCGTGATCAGGTCGTCATAATCTACACCAGCGCATTTAGCGATATATCTGGTGCGTTCGTTAGCGTTAAATGTCATAGCAATCTCCCGTAGCTACCATTGATATTCGTAGTTATAATTATATTCGGCATCCAATGAGTGCCACGCCTGTTCATAAGCATAATCCCAGTTTGTGTGGTAGCCAGTGGCTATGTCATCATCGGCAATACATTTTGCCCAATGATCCAGACTAGGCTCGTGGTCAAGTGGTAATTCTTCCATAGCAATCTCCCGTAGCTATATGTATACGATTTATCCCATATACTATATAAATAAAAAGCTGTCAATGGCGAACATTGTCCTCGTCTTCCACTGCTATAGCTGCCGCTGCCGCAGCGTGGTGCATAGCAGAGGAAATCATACCAAGGGTAGTGCTTTGGTCTTCGCTGGACAGTATGAGGCGAAATAGCAACGCGGTCAGCGCACCGCCCATCGCGGCTCCGGCTTGGATGTCGCTATTCTCGAAATCGTCTAGCAGTTCATTCATCATGTCGCTTGCTAGGTCGAAATCCTTTTCCAGATCGCTGCTCATCCGCGCTGTATCCTTTTCCACGCCGCTTGGATTTCGGCTGATTTGTCTACCGCTTCACGGCTATATTGGCCTTCGGCCGCGGTTCGTGAAGCGTGTAGCACGACGGCTGTATTTACGAGCGCGACGGCTGTTTGCCAGTCCATATCCCGCGCCTTATCCAAAATTATATCTGATCTATTCATCGTTGTCATTTCTCCCGTAGTACATAAGATATTTCCCATATAATATAAATGACAACATATTGTCAACAGGAAAAAGAAAACCCCCAGAGCGGCATCACTCTGGGGGCTACACTACGGGAATGTAAAGCTTGGGGGCTCTACGAGGATGAATATATACGAATGTATGGGAATTGCAACATATAAATGGGCATAAAAGATGTTTTTTTTCAAATAATTCTATGTAAAGTGGTTTTATGTATAAAGCGATCAACTCAGGAAAGATCGGCGAGCTTATTTGCATGGTTCGCCTGATGAAGCTGGAAGTCCCGTGCGAGATAGTTCACATCGAAACCACCGACATCGTGGCGCAATTACCTGAAGGTTTGATCCGCATCCAAGTGAAATCCAGTCAGTTTAAAAGAAACCACAGCGGGGTTGGCTATCAGTTTTCGCTGGCTTACGGCGGACGGAAAAAGCCGCTTACGAAAGAGCACTGCGACGTGGTTGCTTTTGTCGCGTTAGATCGAGAGCGCGTTTTGTTTAAACCGGTAGAATGTTTAAAGGGGCAGATAACCAAGCGGTTTCTGCCCCATAAGTTTGATAGAGATGATCTTGAGTCTAGGTCTTGGAACCATTGCCTAGATCACTTGTTTTTATGAAAACAAACCCACATTAAAATGAACCACTTTTTCTATATCTTTGGGATCACCCCTGTCTTTGCGGCCGCCGGTTGAAACAACGCCTCTAGCGGTGCTCATGTTAAGCATCCCACAAGTGTCAGACCAACGCACGAAAAGCACCGTGGGTATCTTGACAAGATGATAAATGCTCACGGCTATATTAACTTTTCTTTCAGAAATCATGTAAGTTTTATATTTTTGTTTCGGGTTGTTTCGGCATTTTATCTCTATGAAACAACTTAATGCGTCTTTAGAGCAGACGGCATAGTCAAAACAGGAAAGCTTTGGCAGCTTGTACAAAGTACAGTCAGGATTTCTTTTTTGTATGTATTCTGCACAAGCTCTTTCGTTTTCTATGTCCGCCGAACTTTCATAAACGGGTCGCATCATAAACGCCCGTCATAGATAGCTGCTTCCAGTTCTTCGTCGCTCATACTATCAAAATCAAGCTCCGTGAACCGCGGTTTGTATTTCGGTTTCCGCGGCCGAACTGGTTTAGCTTTGGGGGCGGCCGCTATTGGAGCGACAACCGTATTATTTTTTTCTTGTAGATATTCGAGGGTGGCGTATTTATGTCCGCAAGTAAGGCATTTACGGTTGCGACGAATGGTATTTCCGTGTGGCCTGCTATTATATACTTTACTTTTCCCCTGACACTTCGGGCAAATCACATTGCTCTCCCTGACAGCATTCGTTGATATAAAGTTTGCACACGGCGCATTGCACATGACCGTGCACTTCGACTGGTGGTAAATTTGTCCGGCAGCGCGGGCACTGGTTGTTGTCTAAAAGCTTTTGTATTTTACCGGCGGCACCAAAAGGTTTGGGGGGATAATTCAGTTCTCTGTTCTTCATCATCTTCCAACTCTCCTGATCCGCCACAAAGCTCGCACTCTAACAACCGGTCTTCAAGCCACCCGCCCCGCCAAGACATCGGGGAGGACACTGAGACTTCATACTCACATTGTCCCTCCCCGCCGCACTCAGGGCAAGTTTTCATTTTACAATTTTGAGGGTTTGTTTAGCGCGTTGCTTATTATAATGTTTGTTATGATGCGCTTTGACCCGATCAGGGTTGTTTTTTGCCCAGTTGCGCTTAGAGCATGACTTAGAACAGAACAAGCGTTGAAGACCCGTGAGCCGCGTACCGCATTGCTTGCAGTTTACACGGCCGTTTTTGCGCTTTACTTTTGGCTCTTTTGCCCATTCAGGGATAAACTCGAAAGACATTCCACCGTCAGGGGTGAAGTGAACGTCTTCAGGCAGTTTCTGTTCCTGCTCGTCCAATTCAGCTTCAACCAGAAGGCCGTAGGCCGCGAGCCGCTTCATAGAAGGCGTGGCTTTTATACCATGCTCGTCGATATCGTTAAGAACGTCCCCGATCGTAGAGACAATTAGTTTTGTGTAATCCATTTTAGGCTCCCGTATAAGAGTTAACATTATTTATCCCATACCATAGGGTAAAAAATATATCAACCGAAAAAAGTTTTAACTTTATTCCGCTTATTTAGGTTTTTCTTATGGCGGCCTTTTCGCCGAATACGCTTTTTAAAAGCGAGTACGACGGTTTGTTTAGCCATTCTGTTTATAGACTTCCCACATTATCCGAAGCTGCCCACTGATTGTGCGCCCTTCTGATTTTGCGAGACTTTTAATCTGCTCATATACCTCGATCGGTACTAAAACAGATTTCCATTTTGTTATGTCCATAAGAAAACCCCTACATATGGTGCTGATATAAGCGAATATATAGGAGCACTGAGGATAAAACAAGCAAAAAAAGCCCTGTACCGTAAGCACAGGGCGAGTTTAGGGAGGAAACCATTACTTCTGTAGTTTATACAACAATAAAAGTAATAAAGCTATCTGAATAGCATCAATCCAAGGTACGCCGAAACCATTGCTCATGTTACTCTGCCTCGCCCCAACTAGGCCCGATTTCAATATCGCACTTGCTAGGGATTTCTAATGGTACAGCATTTTCCATTATGTTGGCAACCTCTGCGGCATCTTCACGATTTTTCACAGAAATTGCGATTTCGTCGTGGATTTGAATGAGGGGTACGCGCCCAGTTTCATAAATATTTACCATTGCCTGCTTTGTCATGTCCGCAGCCGACGCTTGAATGAGCCGGTTCAAAGCTTTGTAGGTGTATGCCCGCTTCAGTCTGGTGGTCTCGCCGTACTCTTGCACCGCTTCGCGGTAAGGCAACGCCTTGTTCATGGCGAATGTATCGGGCTCCCAAAGGTCAAACCGGCACTTACGCCCTAATATAGACCGGACGGAGCCGCCGCTGGCGCGGTCGTTGAGCCGCTTTTGTACGCCGTTCATCAGTCCTTTAACAAACGGGACGCGCTCGTGATACTGCTTAACTAGGTCTTTTGCTTCGTCTACTTCGATGGCTAGCTGATCGGAAAGCTTGTTCACGCCCATCCCGTACATCATACCAAGGTTAATTGTCTTCGCTTGTTTGCGCGGGATGTCCGCCATTTCTGCCACCATCGTATGAAAATCCATATTAGGATCATGTCTATAAGCATTTACAAACTCCTCCACGCCGCGCATTTCTATGCCGCGTGATTTGTTATAAAGATGTGCATAGTGAACCAAGATGCGCGGTTCTTGCTGCGAGAAATCAATCGCAGCCCACTGCTCGCTTTCTTCTGGTAGGAATAGGCTACGGATCATCGGCCCTAGTTCAGGGTCGCGGGCGGGGATTTGCTGTAGATTTGGGTTTGACATTGATATGCGCCCCGAAACCGTGCCGCCGTCGTCTGATCTAATCTGGTTGATGTGCCCGTGAATGCGTCCGTCTGACCGGCAGTGCTTCATAATGGTGTTAATAAACGTGCCGCTAGTCTTGTTTAGGTTACGCGCCTGCACGATTAGTTGTGCCAGTTCATGCGGGTGATCCGTTAGGAAAGACTTTGTAAAGGACGGCGCACCCTTTTCAGTTTTTGGATAAGCAATGCTTAACTTATCAAAAGCTTTAGAAATTGAAGCAGCCGCCCAAAGCTCCACGTCCATACCGGACACAGACTTTATTTGTTTAACGATGTCTTTTTCTTTTTTGACTAAAGCATTCCTTGTGCGCTCTACGCGGTCTTGGTCAACGCGAACACCGCGCCACGTCATGTCGATCAGGCACGGTAAAAGCTTTAGCTCTAGTTCGGCGATATGCCACAAGTCTTCCTTGGTTAATTGTGTGGATAAATAATTCCACAATTCCAAAGTTATTTCTGCGTCGTTTTGTGCGTAAGGCCCGACATACATTGCAGGCATCTTCCACATATCGGCTTTAGGGTCTAACCCAAACTCTCTGGCCGCTTCTTGCAGCGTTTTCTCTGTCTTAATTTTACCCAGAAGCTCGTAACAAAGTGAGTTCAGACTGTAGCTAAATCTGTTTTCGTCTAGCAGCGCAGCCACAAGCATTGTGTCGATAATCTTCCCATTTAGCCCAAAGCCCATCCGGCGTATCCAGCCAGCATCATATTGTGCGTTGTGCATGATCTTATCCGCGGGGCACTCAAACACTTTTTTAAGCCACTTGTTTACGATCCGCTCGTCTAGGTTACCGCCGCCAAGATGCCGGATAGGTATGTACCCAGCCCAGTCTGCAACAGCTATTGCATAGCCTACAACCTCGCCATCACCGGTCGGCCATCCGGGCCCGTTGGTCTTGATGTTAGGGTCGCGAGTCTCAACGTCGATAGCGATTTGTTTTGCGCTGAAAATGTCAGGTAGTTCTGCGGGTGGGACCCATTCACTCTTGGGGCCGAACATTGTCATTTGCAAACTCATTAAAAAAGTTCCGTATCAGAAATAAGGTTTTCGCCGCCCAGCGCAGCATAGCCACAGATATCAATCCACGAGTCCTCGTGGTCTGTTTTCATAAGCCGTGCCGCCTTTACCATGATCATGCAGAGCACAAACTGCTGCTCCGTCACCTCTATTCCTAAAATCACAGACCACAACTTGGCTATGTCCTGAAAGTTTTTGTGAGCATCGCCGTAATCTTTTGCGCGATCGCCGTTGATCAAATCACCAGCAGTATCTAAAATTTCTTCTCTGTTCATATCTGATAAGCCTTTGTTGCGTCTTCTGGTTCAACTAAAAAGAGGTTCTGTTTAGTTCTGGTAAGACCGACATAAAATACTCTGTGTATATCGTCGGGGGCGAGTTCAGCCGCTTTTGCCGCAGCCGGTGATAGTCCGGTAAATAAGACCACGTTATCTGCTTCACCGCCTTTAGAGCCGTGGATCGTGGACAGTTGTATACGGGGTTCGGCGTTAAATTTCTCACCCCGCCGGAGTAGGGCCGTGATGTACGCGCGGTCGGCACTGGGCAGCCTATCCATTGCTGTATGCCAGACGCAATCACGGATGTTTTCTTCGAGGTGCGGGCTGCCTATAATGTGCACCAGTTCAAGAAGGCCGTGATCCGCGATCAGTTCATCGAGTGTAACCAACTCATCATTATCTAAAGCGGGTAATTTTTTAAATCCGCGCTTGACTCTGTCTCCAACTGACATATAACTGTACACGGCTCGTGCAGTCTCCCCCGTAACTTGTTTACCCCTTCTTAACTGTTCCCATCCGTTGACAGCAACACTAATGCTTTCAGGCACGGATCGCTTACCTCGGTAGCTAAATAAGTGGCCGCGGCCGCGTAAGTCAGCTTGAACGTCAGAGAGGAAGTATGCGGCTTGGGCTAGCACGAGCCACGATCCCTGCGAAAAGTTAATAGCCGACACGTCTGTCACGCGCTCTACTGCTCCGTGGTCTTTGCGCGGCAAATAGTTTTTAGGGACGCGCCTTTTAATCCTACGGGCTACACGTTCGGCTAGTGGGTGCACAGAAGCGGGAACGCGGAAGGACTGCTCTAGTACCTCGTAACCGCCGTTAAGGCCGATAAAATGCTCAACATCTGCACCTGCCCAACGGTAAATGGCTTGGTCGTCATCGCCAGCGCAGTATATCTTTTCCGAATGCTGTTCTAAAACGTGCGCTACATCCCATTGTAAGGGAGACAAGTCCTGCGCTTCGTCGATAAAGGTGACCGCGAGCCGTGGGCAGAAGGCCGCGCCCTCTCTTACAAACACCTCCAGCATATCCGTAAAGTCGTAGAGCTCGAACCGGTTTTTATATTCAACAAGGCTGTCGGCTATGTACTTGACCTTGTTCCAAGGCTCGGCGATCTCGCTTTGGTTATACTGCTCGCGTAGGCCGACTTTGCGTAAACGGGCTAAGTTAATCAGGCTAATTACGGGATTACTATTTTTACTTAGGTCGAAAACATCTTCCCCGCTTATTTGCGAGCCGTCTACGTTTAGGTCAAAGCCGAGGGCCGCGCCCAGTTCTTTGTAGTGTTCGGACTGCATAACCTGTTCTTGCCGTATGCCGGATAAGCGGAGGGCAAAGCTATGTAGGGTACGGAACCACGGAAGCTGTGATTTATCAAAACCAAACCGTTTACTTGCCCGCTCAACGGCTTCATTTGCAGCCTGCTTGGTGAAAGCAAAATAGCCGATAAGGGACGGGTCTACGCCCGCGGACAGGGCTTCGTCTACCTTGTTAAGCAGGGCTGTAGTCTTACCAGTTCCGGGTGGGCCGTATATACGAAAGATTTTAGTTTCCATGTTCTTCGTCCACAATATCTTCAATTTTTTCCATAAACTTTATGAAGACGGGGGTTTCGTCTCCCACCCACGCTCCGACTACGTTGTAGAACATGAACTCGACGGCGTCGTCGAACTCCATTCGATCCCGCTCGCACAAGATAGCAACGCATTTATCAAAATCATACGCAATAACGTCCGGTTGACATGCGCGGCTACACACGCCCACAAAGGCTTGATTAAATCCATCAGCTTTTAACATTAGAAGGGTGACTCCTGTTGTCCGTTAAAGTCAGGGGTTTTTAATTCCACGTCCATTCTTTCATAAGAAGGAATAGACCAAACCCGTACAGGTCGGCCTTTGATTTTTAATACACGACTTTCCCCGCCCATATCACGAAGACGTTGAGCTATTTTATAAGGCTTATATTCAAAAAACTTGTTACGTTTTAAGTACGACTCAAAGTCTTTCATTCGGAAGAACGTAATGTTTGTTTCTTCATCCGTCCACGGACGCTTCAACAATATTTCTTCCCTATCTTTTGCCGCCTGCATATGAGCACAAAACTCTTCTAAATAGTCATAGAATTGCCCGCTAGTGCTGGCGTCTTCAGCAACGTCGATGATGGCACTTTCATTTGCTTTCATCTCGTTCATTAAACCGCCTATGCGCGTCTCCCACGCCTGTTTACTGAGTGTGCGCGGCATTGTGTTCAACTGCTCCATACAAGCCTTCTGGAAGGCTAGTTGGCTCATTAAACCGTCAGTGTCTAATTCCAGCGGCTCGCCGTTTACATCAACAAACCAGACAGGCGGGTTTGAGTTGTACTTACGCAAGTTGGCGACGGTCGCGCCCTGTACCATAGAGCCGATACCGTGCTTTTTTGTTTGGCACAGTTCTTTGTTGCAGTGCGCGTTAATAGGCGCATCGCTGCACCGGTACGCGTAGTCTTTTTTCTGTAGCTGCTTTGCTACGACGTTGACCTCGCTTAAAGGAAGCGGCGGCTCAAGGTACTGCAAGTTGTATGTCAGGATTTCTGACTCCCAGCTATCGGGGTATGCTTTGCGTAGATACACGCCTATGTTAAACAGACCGTTGTTTCTTCCGCCCTCACTGATTTTGTTTTTAATTAAAAACTGTAGACAAGGCGGACCGTCACGCATGGTGGCGGTCTCTACCTCTTCGCCGATTTGTAATTTAGTGATCTGCTCCGGAGTCTGTTTGTGCGTTTCGTATAGCTCAAAAAACTCTTCTAGCTCTGCGCTGCTACCGTCATCTTTAATAGCATAGCGCAAGCCTTCTTCTGCGTTGTAGTAAGGCAGGTTCAGGAAATTTCCCACGTCATCGCGCTCTAAGTGGAGCTTAATCTGTTTTGGAAATATCTCGCTACCTCCGTAGCCGAGGGCAGCAGAAATTTGCTTTAGCGCATCCTGCATATCTTTGGCATCTACCCAGTCGGTAGTAAACAGGAAGCAATGCGCCCCACCAGACTTTGACCGGCAGACCACCAACGGCAGTTTTAGCTTCCTGATTTTTTCAACCAGAAGCTTGTGGTCAAGCGGGTATTGGTCAACGTCAATACAGCCCCAGACGCACTGGTTGTTTTCGTTAATCGGTATGATGCCGATAGCGCGTCCTGTGCCAGCGATATGCCCTTCCCACAGTTCCGTGGTCCGTGGTTCGCGCACAATGGCTGCTCGTCCGGTGTTCTTACCGTTCGCTTGTGTTTTTTCAATTTTATATGTGCCATAGGCCAACTGTAGGCCGTTAAATATGGCAGAAAACTTTTCTACAGACATGATGCCCCCAAAAGCAAGAAGGGTGACGTTATAACGCTATAACGCCACCCCTAGTATTTAGAACGGTACGTCGTCGGAGAAGCTTTCCCCGCCCGCGTTTTCGTCCTGATGTTTAACTACAACCTCACCGTCGCTAATGCTCTTCGCAAAATCTTTTGCTCGGTTGTAGGTGTTGACATCTTCCACCGGACCGACGCGGCTCATTTCCCAGCCGTGCCAGCTACCCTTGCTGTTTTCTTCTAAGGTCGTCTTCAAGTTGTAGACGTGGCTGAAACGTGGCGGGGTAAACGGCCCGTTCTTGCCTTGCAGGGTCAATGAAGAGATCATGCTGTTCCACTTGCGTGACTTCTTCAATTGAGTTGATTTCATTGCAACCAGAGCCGTCTCGATAGAGCCGTCATCATGCAATACAATTACGTAATGCTGATGCGTTTCTTCGATGTACTGCCCAGAGCCGTCCTGAACATATTCGCGGTTGTCGGACGGGTCGCGTTTGGTTTCGGGCTTCTTTTCTCCGGGCGAATAAATCGCTACCGGTGCGCCCGTTCCCTCGCCCAGTGGGGCCCATTGAATGAACCGGCGTTGGTAGGCAACCGGAATGACGTTAAGCCCGTCCTTGCCCTTTGTTACGCGCCCAGAGACAGTGTTGTAAATGTCCCCTTTGCGAGCTTCTTCCAAATTATCCAGTTCTTTGCTCATGCCGCCCAAAATCTTTAGGAAGGGTAGCGCAAGATCGTCTTGACCCATATTTTCGAGACCGACGCCTGCGTCTGCCTCAAACATAGTAGGATCGAATTGAATTATTTCAGCAGACTTAGCTTCTGCAACTTCTGTTTTCTTTTCAGCCATTTTATTTACTCCTCTTAATGATGGCACGTTGTCCGACGTATGCTCCAAATAACTCCATTGGGAAGTCGTCACCATTCTCAACACGTTCCTTGACAAAGGCACGAAGCGTCGAGTGGTGGATACCCGTGTCTTGCTCCGCAAAATAACCCTCTTTTTCCGCAAAGGCTTTGAAGGCAGACGCTTTATCGTCTTCTCCCCTGCCAAACGTACACGCAACGGTATTTTTAATGATGTCGTCATACCCATTCTCCCGAAGCCAGTCATAAGCAGCCGGACGATTGTCCACGAGGATGTTCGCCCCGTAGGTTGGCTTGACTGAGATTTCAGAACCGTCATCAAGCTTCATGCTGGTCAAACCGATTTCGGCCAGCATTGTCGGCAAGTCTTCATCCGTCATCTTCAGCAAAACACGTTTCTCCTCCTTGAGCTTTTGCTCAAGTTGGGCTACGCTTTCTTCCTGATCTCGGATTGCTCTTGCCATTCCAGCGACGGTAGTCAAGTCGCTCTGGTCCAGTTTTTCAACTGATGAAGCCAGCTTTTCTTCAAAGTCAGCTTCCATTTGGTCAAATATATTGCTCATCGCAATCTCCTTTTTTAAAGACACGTTTCCGGTCTTGACTCCACGTATATATTCTTATATGTTCGCATAGTCAAGGAGAAAGTTATGCGGGATTACAAATTCAAAACAAAACCATTTGATCATCAAATGACGGCCCTAAAAGATTCGTGGGCCGCGGACTACTACGCGCTGTTCATGGAAATGGGCACGGGTAAGTCAAAGGTGGCTATTGATACAATTGGCGCTTTATATAAAGCCAAGCAAATCAACGCGGCCTTGATCCTAGCGCCTAAAGGCGTGTATGACAACTGGGTACAGGGGGAAATACCTACGCACTTGCCTGACGACATTAAACGCAGTGTTGTGCGGTGGACACCTTCTACTTCAAAAACTTTTCAGGAAAGCATGAAGGCGCTGGTATATGACGCTTTTGACGGCATAAAAATATTTGTTATGAACATTGAAGCGCTGTCAACGCCGCGCGGCACCCAAGTCGCATATGCCTTTCTATGCAAAAACCCAGCTAATATTATGGTAGTAGACGAGAGCACGACGATCAAAAACCGCAAAGCTACGCGCACTAAAAACATCTTAATGCTGGCAAAAGACGCTAAGTATAAGCGCATCTTGACGGGGTCTCCTGTTACTAAATCCCCAATGGATTTGTTTAGCCAATGTTCGTTTTTGTCTCCAGACGCTTTAGGGTTCAATAGCTACTATTCTTTTCAAAACCGGTATGCGCTTGTTCAAAAGCGCACGATGGGGTCTCGTGCTTTTCAAGAGATCGTTGGTTACAGACGGCTGGACGAGCTCAACTTGAAGCTGGACTCTTTTAGTAACCGCATTTTAAAAGAGCATTGTCTTGACCTTCCGGACAAGATGTATATCAGGCGGGACGTTGCGCTAACCGATGAACAGAAACGCGTGTACACGCAGATGAAAAAACTGGCGCTTGCTAAGTTGGAAAACGGGGAGCTAGCCACAACGTCTAGTGTCTTGACGCAAATCATGCGCCTTCAGCAAATATGCTGTGGGTTTTTGCAGCCAGATGAGGGCGAAATTGAATTGTTAGATAACAACCGGCTAAAAGAATTGCTGGAAATAACAGACGAGTTACAGGGAAAAGCTATCATTTGGGCGACGTATACACACGACATCCAACAGGTATCTTCGGCCCTGCGCGATCGCTTTGGGCCCGAAGCGGTCGCAACCTATTACGGAGCTACGCCGCAAGATGAACGGCAGGAGATTGTCAACAAGTTTCAGGACAAAGACAGCCCGCTTCGTTTCTTTGTCGGTCAACCGCGGACAGGGGGCTACGGGATCACCCTGACCGCGGCTAACACAATGATATATTACAGCAACAGCTACGATTTGGAAATACGGTTGCAGTCGGAAGACCGCGCTCACCGGATAGGTCAAGAGAATAAAGTGACATATATTGACCTTGTTTCGCCGAACACGATAGACGAAAAAATACTAAAAGCACTGCGCGGTAAAATAGACCTAGCGGGCAAAGTTTTAGGCGAAGAAGTACGCGACTGGCTGGTCTAACGAGAGCGCCGTATCATACTTGCAATTCCACCGTGAACCGCGCCACCTCTTGCAAACCGCATCTGGTACGTCCCCATAACAGATTGCGTTGCAGGGTCATAGCTGGGTGTAAAAGTCCCCGGCCCCACTTGTACAGAAAAGGGTTTACTGCTAGGTGCCAGCGTACCTATGCCAATAGGTTGGTTTGTTACTGCGTTTAGCGTTGACGTGGTTATGCCAAAGGGTCCTGCCACAGGAGCCGGTTGGGCAAAGCTTGCAACGGTGGGGTTATTCGCCCGCAGCGCTTCCGCCCTAGCTTGTGCAGGGGTTGTAGGAACCTTGTCAAATTGCCCTGAAGCTAACCGGTTTTGAAAATCACTAACTACATCGGGCGCAGTTTTGTTAGCCAACGACGTAGCCGCCAAGTTACTTATGTTTGATAAGATGCCTGCGCGGTCAAGGCTGTTTTGAACTTGTTCACCCGGTGTTGTAACAACAGTGGGGGTTATACGGGCCGCGTTATCTAAGTAGCGGTGGCTTACAGTCATGGGCTGGCCTTGATCAGACGAAACGTAAGGGGTAGTTTTAACCCCCGCCCGGCGCAATCGCTCGGCGTTATCCCGATAACGCTCTTCTATTGTCATAGACCGGTCTTGATCCCCTAAATCATTGTTGGGGTCACCAAACCCGTGTGATGAATGACCTTCTGATTCGCTGTTGGGCCCATCTGCACGGCCACCTGTGGCAAAATGTTTTACCGCGCCGCCGTCTGCCATCAAAGTTGTCCGTTGTTGCCGGATCATACCTGACGCGAGATCGTTCGGAAACAGGGCCGCATATTGCTCCCTGTTTACAGGGCCGCTGGCCGCGGGCGGTGGTGCCACTGGTGTGGCCGACGCAAGAGTGCTGGTGGGAGGTGCAACTCGTTGCGCCGGAACTGGTTGTGGTGCAACAGAACTTACAGACATACCTTGCGGCGTAGGTATTGGCGTCGTGCGGCCTGTCCCGACATCTTCGTCTTCTCCGGCTTCTCTGATAAGGTAAGGAGACATTTCACCAAAGGTAAGGAAACCTTTTTCTGTAAGAAGTTTAACAATTCTTTCAGTTTGTTTAACACCCTCTTTTTCATTTTTTGGTTTACGAATAAGCGTAGCCGCCACTTCAGGGTCTGTAAAAATCATCTGTATAGCTTCCATTCTTTTAGAAGCAGGTATGTTTTTAAAGAAATCTAGCGCAATACCTTTAGTATACCCGGCCGCACTAATTGATGCGGTGCCCCCAGTGCCTCCCGTTAAAGCCTGATAAGCTTTCGTACCCCCAGCTAAACCAACCATGCCAACGTAGAAATCAAACAAGGGACCGGCTTGTTTGATTAGATCGGGGTCAGCTAACTTTCCCGCAGCGTCCGCAACGGCTAATCGAACCATTTGATTAGATATGGTTCGTATACGGCGTATCTGGTTTTTATCCATTATGCCGTAATCTTCCGCCAAATCCATTAGAGAAAGTTTCCCCGCGCCTTGTCCGGGTAACGGCTCAAAAAGCGTCCGGTGAAAAGTTACGTGATCAAAGGTTTTGCCTTCTCCGCCAGATTCCATCATGGCGTGTTGCAGAATGGTGTTAAAGTAACCCTCATTAATTTTTTCACGCATAGCAGTCTGCTCGGCTGCGGGTAAAAACTTTCCGTCGGGGCCTTTATACTTAACGCTGGTTAAACGAAACAAACGACGTAACCCACCTATCGGATCAGCTTGTTTAGCGTTTTTAGGCGTAAAATTTAAAGCCTCTGTTAACGCTAAATGCGGCGAAGAGTTACCAATTAACGTGGCAAGGTAAGCCTGACTATCCGATATTTTTTTAGCTGCTTCAGACCTTTTTTCAAAAGTCTCAACAGTGCGTTGTGCGCTGACTGCGTTATCTAAATCAGATTTTAAATTAGGAAAGGTCTCCATTAATTCAGCGTTGTCTCTTTTAAACCGCTCAAGTGCACCAGCGTTTATGGACCCGTCAGGGTTCATTGCTTGCAGGCGTAAAGTCCTGATAGCCCCTTCCATAATATTATTGACTGAAGTAAACACACTATCAGCCCCTTCAAAGCCTTGCTGTTCCGCAAATTTAGCAACACCTTGAAGCTGCTGAACCCGTAAGTCCACCATGTCTGGGTTACTTCTAACAAAAGTGCTGATTAACAACTCCGGGGGTATGCGGTTACCACGCATAGCATCCTTAGAACGAGCTTTACCTACTATTGAGCGCGTATAAACGTCGTTCAAAGAGGCTGAAAAAGCTTTTGCTTTGTTGAATGCGTCTAACTCACTGTCCGGCATACGGTTTAAATCATCAAGGATAGCTTCCGCTACCTCTCCTAATTTACGAGCTTGGTTAGCCGTCCCTCTGCGAAGAACAGCCCCACTGGCTACTAGTGCGGCGGAATTTAACACCTCAGACCTAACTTCAAATAGCTCTTTTGCGCTTACAGGAGCGACTCGGTTAGGGTCCAACTTTGCTTGCTCTAATTTAAGTAATGCAAGTTTGGCCCTAGCTACTTTTAAAAAGTTTTTCTGCGACTCACTACCTTTTTTTAAATCAATAGAAAACTGTCCTGTTGTTGTCGCACCAGTTTCTGGGTTTAGTGTTTGAATTTCTTCTCCAACACCCACAAACCTACCTTTATCAATCTCGCTTATGAGATTTTGCATACGGTCGATTTGTCGATTTAAAGGTGCGCCGCTTAGAGGTATTTCAAACTTAGTACGAATTAAAGCTACGGGATCAGAATCTTGTGCATCTACCGACTGAATAATAGCGTTTTGTTCTGCAATGCTCTCTTTTATATCCAGCCCTAACCGACGTTTAGCGTCGCGCACAAACGAATCTAAACCTCCGGTTGCCTTAATAAACTCTTCTTTATACCCGGCGGGTAACTCATTTATAAACTCCTCGTATTTAGTTATAAAAGAAGGCATCACGTCGCCATCAATTACTTCAGAGGGGGTAAACACGTCAACCCCGCCCGTTTTTGACCAAAGCTCTTTTTCTCTAGCGCGAGCAAAAGCTAATTGTGTTTCTAACAAATCAGCTAGTTCTAAAGAAAAGGAAGAACGAGCCTTTGGCGTTCCAGACCTTTCGTCCCCGGTCAAAACACGATTACGAGCAGATATTCTGGCGTCTACAGCGTTTAAAAGCCGACGGGACATCATATCAGACATCAGGGCTTTTCTAAGAATAGCCGCGGTCCGTAATGATTCAGGCGTGTTTTCTTCTACTAAGCCGTAGATAAATTTATCGAAAAATGTTTTAGCGTTGCGTTCAGCTTTTTTTCTAGCAGCTAGCAAATCGGGGTTTTTTGTAGCCATCTCGCCTTCTAAACCCATGATGATGCCGGTGTTGTCTTCAAGACGTTGTGCCGCGGTAAAATCTACGCCGGGAAAAACTTCCTGCAATATTTTATTAGTTTCCTCATTATTGAGGTCATTCATCATGCGTTCATAATCGCCGTCATACTTAGTGTATAGCTCGTCAATTCTAGCAAACAGTTTCTTTTTCTTGCCTTCAGATATTTTAGTTAAAAAGCTGCTAGCTTCTTTGTCCGCACCAGTTTCTCTTAAATTTGAGTAAGCCTTTGGTAGCATCTTGGCAAAAGCCAAGCCAAACATATTTCCACCTAAAAACTCCGACCCTAGCCGCAGGCCCGTGCCTCCGGGTTCCATGCCTTCCGCAACATAAGCCCCGCCTGCTGACCCCGCACCCGCTGCGCTCTCCACACCCACAGTTAAAGCCGCGCCAGTTTTAGACCCGCGGGCCGTGCGCCCCATGTTCTCAAGCATTTCTTCTATTGTGGCCGTAAATTTAGTAGCTGTAGGAACGGGCGCATCTTCCGCTAAATTTTTAATGATATCACGAGCTACCCTGCTCCCCGCCTCTTTAAAAAGAAACGGAAACTGTATGCCCGCCCCAGCACCGCCAAGAGTTCGCACGGTCTCTACGGCTTGTTTCTGACCGGGCAAAATAGGTTTGTCCGGTCCCGTCGCTAGCTCTTCTAGGGCATCCGCGCCTTCATAAAGGAGTAAACTGCCACCTATAAAAGAGGCGGCTACGGGGGCTGCTCTGAGCATAAATCCGGGGAGAGATTTGGGCGGAGTTCTAAAAGTTTGAGCCGCGGTCAACTGTGCAGCTTTTGTGCCCGCCGCTACACTAGGGGCTGTCTTAAAAAACTCGCTAAAGAAAGCACGAGATAAGGAACCCTTTTCAGCAGTCGTTAAAAGAGAACTGATGGAGTCGGGGTCTTTGAAGAAGATACTGCGCTGAACAGGGTTAAGATCGCGTATGGGGCGCTCTTCGGCTCCGTCAGGTCCTTCCATAGTCACGGTGTAATCGGGGCTTAAAAAATCGTAAAAAGTCGCCGTGCCGTCCTGTAGTTTTTCGTAACTGAAAAAGTTAGGGTCGTTTTGTATTTGAGCGGCATAATCCTGATCCGCAAACGTCTTTACAACATCACGAGCTAAAGCCTCTGGAGCCCGTTGACCAAACTGTAACCGGAAATCGTCTATCTCTTCCGGCATCAAATCAAGCTTGTTAATTTCTAGGTTCATCGGATTTGCCTTCTTGAGTTAGCGGTTGCACTACCTCCTGATACATTGGCCGCGGCACCGCCCGGTGTCAGGTTAGCTTCATATGCAAGTATGGCTGCGGTGTATTCAGCTATCAAGCCTTCAAAGTCTTTCATAGAAAGACGAGCTTGAGCAACCCTGTCTGCAAAATCGGCTGGATTTTTTGCGTTTGCATCAACTATATCTTTAGCCCGAGCATAATTCATAGCTAAAGTTGAGCGCACTGTTCTAAGTTGCTCTAATGCTGATACATCCGACTTAGCTCCACCCGGCTGGAATCCTTTTACCTCTTGTTGCAACAACTCTAAATCCAAAGCAAAAATTCTGCCTTCTCTTCCTGCACGAGCTAACTCAATTGTTTTTCGACCTAAAGCACTTAACTGTTTGTCAGCTTTACTTGTTATTTTTGCTTGTGCCCCAGCATATCCCGTTCCTAAACCAAGGTCAGCTAATTGCCCTGCGACACCGTTGAAAAATCTGTTTAAAGTGGACACGAAACCTTGAGATTGAGTGTAATCCAAACCTGTTATGATAAAGGTAGGATCAGCCGTAGCACGATCTATATTGACGGTGTTGTCTGAGTTGAGTAATGGAACATCCTGATTCGGTGCTACCATTTGCAGTTCCGGTACGGTCAAGCCAAGAGTGTTTAATGGAACAGGTGAATTACCCCCATTAAGAACACGTTTTCTAATGGCCGCTTTCATAAAGTCAGGCAGTTGACGCTTTTGAAGTAAACCGGTCTTCGGGTTGATAGAAGGTGCGGTATAAATGCTGATTTGGCTTTCCATAACAGGATCGGCAGCGCCGGATGCGTAAAGGTCGGTCATCTTTGTGCCAGCATCGTTAGTTGCTATAGAGAAGTACCTAAGAGCGTTGCCCGCGTCTCCTTTACCAAACATGTCTGGCGGAGAGTCCGGTTTCTCGTATGGAACAATAGCCCCACCACCAAAAGTTTCTTTAATATTGTCAATTTCATCATCTGTTGGGTAGAAAGGAGTCCCAGCTTTTATTGTTTCCCCGCGGAAAGTTATATCTTTAGCGGCGGTAACGGGTTTAGTGGTTGCAGCCTTCGGATCATCTACAATGCTTCCTATGGCAAACCCTTGTTTTGCAAGTCTGTAATAATCGTCGCTAAACTCTACAACTGACTGACGGGCCCCTGACTTAGGGTCTATCATATTAACAACCGCGCGGTCTTTTTCCGCCACCACGCCAGACAGTACAGCGTTGTTCTTAATTGCCTCTTTAAACTCAGGGCTGTTCTTTTCAAAAGCCTTTATGTCTCCGTTTGGCATACGTAGGTTAACTGTGTCTGTGTCTGGAACTTTGGCTGTACCAGCTAACAGGCCGCCTTTTCCGCCTTGAGCTTCAGGCTTAATGGCATTTTCATACGCTTTGGTTCCCGGAGTTAAAACCTGCTGTGTATTGTCCGGGAAAAGTATGTTTACATCACCCTGTTTTTTAGGAGCTTCGTAAGGAATGACCGAGGTTTTGAAGCCTTTAATATCGTTGGCCTCTACAGAGCTAACATTAATCACATCCCCTTTTTTTAGTAACACGCCATCAACCTTTATAGGTTCAGTCACAGTGTAAGATTTTTTAGCGCCAGCCTCCCCAGTTTCAGCTTTGTACGGCGTTAAGGCGTCAGCATCTACCGTTGAAACTTGTGCGGGGCGTAAGTTTAAAAGTGTGCCTTTTGGGTATGACTCATTGCCAATGACTACAGGTTTTGTAGTAACAAAAGGCTTTGTTGCCTTAACTTCTGTGGTTTTGTTTTTTAATTCTTGAAGCTTACGAGCCTCTTCACGACCAATCTCAGCATCAACTTGCGCCTCACCGCGCTGTACCGCCGCAAGTTTAAGTGCGCGTTCTTCTTTGTCCGCGGCTTTTTTATACTCAAGCTGTTGTTGAGCACGTGCGCCAATGGTCGGTAAAAGTTTTGTTTGTTGTGCCGCCATAGCCAAACGCTCCGCGGCGCTCAAGCCTTTGCGCTCCCCTGCCATAGGGCCTGAAAAAGCAAGCGCCGTGTTAGCAACATCAAACAGCATCTGCGCTTGTGTCATTCTTTTTTGTTCTTCAAGCGCCGCGGCTCTTTCCTCTGGTGTACCCAAACCTGCCGCCGCATATCTGGCTTCCGCCCCCTCGGCCGCAGAAAGTACGCGCTCGTCATACGTAGGCTCATACACTGGGTATGTACCTGCCCGTAAGGAAGCCTCGGTCAAGTTTTGGGGCGAGGTAACAGTTAAACCTAGCGCTTTTTGAAAATCCGCTAAAGTTTCGCCGCCTTTTGAAAAGTATTGAACTGGCTGGTTGTCGCCGCGGCGGACCAGCCCGCCTTTGTTAAAATTTACGGGTGGTGTCTGACCAGCCCCCATCATTGCGGGGTCCATCATAGGGCCGGGGGCCGCGGGCTGCGGCGGAGGAGCCACAGTAGACATAATGCCTTCCGCCATCGCGCCGTCTACAGGCTGCGTCATCTGCTCCGCGGCTAACTCACCAATGCCCTGATCTACAGAGGCTAGCTGAATAACCGGCTGAACCAAAGCTAGTACAGACTCAGGGGTCTGAGCAGCGTCTTCTGGCCCAACCAGACCAGCAAGCTCTTCGCGGCGAGCTTCAATCGGGGCCTCATCTCCGCGCATCATATTCATCATCTGTTCGTAATCATCCACGTTTTCCAAGTCGCCCATACTAGCAGACGCTTCAGTAAGCATCTGCTCAAGCATCTGTGGGTCTACGCCTTCCGGGACTTGCGGCATTTCTTCCATAGGCGGAGGAGTCATAGACGCAATTCCAGCGGCCATAGGATCGCCACCTTCTTGCATGTATACAGGTCCGCCTGCCGCGAACATTTGACGACTTAATACGCTTCTATCCATCATTAGAATAACCCTGCTCTCTGTGCTCCAGCATACGCTGATAAACCCGCAATGCCCATACCCAAAATGGACTGCGCTGGTGATACGTTAGGTGACGTAGCCGAGGTGATTGTTTGCTGCGTTGTAGGCGCACCTTTGTAAATGTCTGACAAGAAGCCAAGGCGCTGATACGGCTCGTACAGTTGTGCCAGATTACTTTGGCGCTGCGCCTCAAGCGTAGCTTGGTCCTGCGCCTGAAACTGCTTTCCAAGATCGAATAGATACGAAGTTTCCTTCTGACCAAGACCTTGCGCCATTTCGCCCAGACTTGCCTGTTGCAGACCGACGCGGCCTAACGCCTCGCCCTGTGCTAGCTGCTGCCGCTGTGCGTTTTCAAACGCGGCGGCTTGTGCTTGTGCCATCGCCTGCGCCATATTGCGCCCGATTTCACCCTGTTGGACCGCGGCCCGCGATCCGCCGTAAGCGGAAGGCCCGCCGGGCTGACCTACTGCGCCTAACCCGGCTTGCTGCGCTTGAATTTGATAAGACCTAGCGATCTCGTTTTGAACAGACTGCTGATACGGGTTCATATATGTAGACAAAGATGACGGGTCTAAGGCTTGCTGCGCGGCAGTTAATGCGCCAGAAGCTTGTGTCATATAAGGAGCATACGCGCCAATGCCCGAAGCCGCTTGCGCTTGACCGCGGCGCAAGGCCTCTTGCTGCATACTAGTAAGACCGGCGACCTGTTGGCCCGGAAGCGTGATTGGCTGGTCGGCAAGTCCTTTGGCGGCTTTAATTAGTCCAAGCCGGTAGGCTTCAATATCCGGGTCTTCCCGGACGATTTGAATCTGGGTATCAGTAGCCATTACGCAAACGCCCTTCCACGTGACTCTAGATTACGCATCATGTCGTACATGTTGTTAATACCATTGTTTAGGCTCCCGTTTCCTAGCCCGCGGACCGCATCAGTGGTCATTACAAACTCACCCGGCATCAGCATTGCACGAACACTATCTTGGTTAGGGATACCTTCGTTTGGCATGATGCCGCCGTTACGGCGTGGGAAAACTTGGCCGCCGTCCGCGTAAGGGGACGGGCGTACAAATGGGCCGGAAGAATATGCCGGTGGGGCGGCAAAAGAAGACAGGCCGTACTTAGACGGGTCTTGGTTGTAATACTCTTCTGGAGACAAGCGCTCCTCTTCTGGCTCCTCTTCTGGTGCGCTGAAGAAACCGGCGGCTGCGGCACCCGCTGTGCCTAGCGCAGCGGCAGGGCCATACGTCCTCAACATTCCCGGGGTCAATTCTTTGGTCGCAGCAGCCATTGCATCTGCGCCACTTAAAGTAAGTTTTTGAGCCGCGGCCTGTTGTTGCAGTTGTCCGGCTCTGGTTATAATATCGCTTTGAGTAGGCCCCGCAGGCATAAACAAGTCCTTCGCCGCAGCTAACCTACCTTCACCGCCGCCTGTAATTATGTTCGTTGCGGAGTCCATTGCGGACGTTACTTTATAAGGCACACTAGAACCAGACCCGGAGCCTAGCGCTAACTTATCATAAGACCCCGCTGCCGGATCCACGCTGCTGAAAGCTAAAGGATCCCCTGACAATGCCTCCCCTACCACCTGCTGTGAAACGTCGCTTGTTGCAACAGGGGCCGCTGCCGTTGTTGTCGTACCGGCAGTTTGTGCCAGATTAGCTGCCGCGTCAGGGGTAGGCGCTTGAAGCGAGCCTAAATAACCACCTTGTACCGGGTTAGACAACGCGTTAGATACGTTTTCGCCAAAACTCCCCGAACCGGAGAAGCCACTAAATACCGCACCTGTCGCGCCCCCAAGCAGCGCAGATTTAAATGCGTCTTTTACGCTACCGCCTTGGATCAATGTACCAAGGCCCGCGCCAACCGCGCCAGCATATACAGAGCTAAGACCAAGGCCCGCAGGACCTAAAACAAACGGAAGGACGATAGGCGCAACCTTCTTGAGCACCTTACCAACAGATTTGAAAGCTTTTTTTACACCACGGAACAACTTCTTTAAAAAAAACTCCGGCATACCCGTAGTTGGGTTCAAGCTGTTAGCGCTTGATCCAACAACGTAACGCTCGGGGTCTTCTACACCTAGCTCCCGCAAGTGGTTAAAAATAGAGTCTTTAAGCTCGGGGTTATCTTCGATTAAAGCTTTTGGTACTACAAGCTCGCCGCGTTCGGCGTGGACAACCATATTGTCGCCAAAACGGCCATATGCTGCCATCTTCTTGGCAAGCGGCTCGAACTGGGCTACACCGCCGGTTCCAAACTCTTTTTGAGCCTCTTCTTTTTCAAAGGCGTCATACTCGTCATCGTTCAGATAAAAGTCGGCGATACCCCCTGCCGGGACCGTCATCTCTTCTTTTAGTGCTGCTTGTACCATTTCATAACCTTTCGGCGTATAACCGTAGATAATATACTATCTTTTTTGTCCCACGTCCATCATGGGGCTACCTTTACTGTACCGGAATCGTTATATAACGTCCCAGTTTCTAAACCGGTTGGACTAGTTGGCAGGTCTGTGATCGTAATAGACGCGGCTCTTAGCTCCCCCGGGTTTCTTTCCTGCTCAATAAATATCTCTAAAGCCCTAACTAAATCAGACATATACTGAATAGAATACTCCTGCGGAGCTTCCGGTAATCGCGGCGCAGGAACACCGGTGTCTCTAACGTGAACCATTATCTACGACCATCTTCCCGTATATCTACCCGCGGGCTACCGAGCCGCCATTTTGCCCCCAAAGCGTTAGACTCAACCCTGATTGCAAAAGATCGGCCTCGCGTCCTTATATATAACTGTTTAGTGTACTCCTCTACTGGGGAGGCTTGTGTTCGAGTGGTCGTTCCTGCACCAGTATTGCCAAAATCTTCTCCCGGGAAATCCCGAGCTTTTACTGTAAACGTCGCTTGCGGAGTTGAGATAGCCGTTGAACCCGAAAAGCTGAGATCGGGAATGAGCCTGCGAATGTACGCAAATTTTTCCCCATCACCTAAATCAATCACCGCCGACTCAATGTATGAGTCCATTGGCGAGCCATCGGCATCATAACCAAACTCTTGGTTATATGTGTATCCGTTGTTGTCTGTAGCGATAGGGAAGGGCCGTGTGCCGCGGTCCAACCACGCTGTTCTTTCAAGCGTACCAAAATACCACACTTTTTCTAAGTAATTATACACGACATATCTATCGTTTTGCTGAGACGCTGCTGACGGGTAGAACCAAAACACTTCGCTAAACTCGGAGTTTACCCCGCCATAAATTTTATCGCTTTGCTCTAGGTTAATGTCGTTAAATACTTTTTCTTTCACGGTGCACGGTAACTGGGCAGTTTGCCCGGCGTAGACGTAAAAGTTGTCCAACCCCATCCAAAAGACATAGTCCTCCGTAGCTACGGCGGCATTTGGCCCGGCGATAGTAATGTTAGAGGCAAGCTGTTGCAGACCAAACACATAGGGAGCGCCAATAAAACGCATTGAGGTAAGCGCTGTATCTGTCCAAATCAAAATTTCGCGCTTTGTTTCAATGGCTCTTACAAAAGTTGATCCGGAACCAAGGCGCAAATCTCCTGCGCTATTCGTAGCTGTCGGCCACCAGTCTATTGCATTTTCTTGATCAGAAAACCGAATTAAAAGCGGGTCTTGTACCCCATCCCCCTGCGTAGCAGAAGAACTAGCGCCTACCCCGTCACACCCAAAAGCTAAAACGTGGCGGTCGCGGTCAGACACCATAATCTGTTTACAAATTGTTGGTACGCTTGTTTTTACACCAGAAAGAGTAGAAAGCTCAACGGCGCGAGTGCCGGTTCCGGAGCTTTTGTCCCAGTAATATACGCCCGCGTCACGGGGGTTAATCAACAAGTCTTCGCCAAAGTTGTCGTGTGACCATAAACGAATTTGCGTGGTAGTCGTCAAACCGCCGGGAGCCGCGCTGCCCCAAGTACCCCGGCTCCACGAACCTGCGCCCCAACCTGTGCCGCCCACCTGTGAGTTCAGGCCAATGTTAATCTGATATTCCCCCACAACAGCCGCGCCGCCGTTGCCCGTGTCTGATGCGTTAGCCGTAACAGACACCGTGATCTCGTAAACATTGTTGCTAGTAACCGATGTTACCTCATGCTCGGCGTTCAGGATAGCAGCGGTTACATTGCCGCCAAGACTTACAGCGCCGGAGAAAGTTACAAAGTCCCCAAGTACCGCTCCGTGGTTTAAGTCAGACACCACTATGGTTGAAGACCCGTTTGTCGCAGCAAAAGTCACGTCGCCCGCGGCGGTCGTGTCTCGAATAGGCGTTATGTCGTTATAAGTCCCGCCTTCTTCAACATAGTACTTTAGATGTGTTCCTAGCCCCAAAAAATCAGAGCCGTCTAAAGCAATCCAGTTATGAAGCGCCCGGCAAGAGCCCAGAAACGTGGAGCTAGAATATTTAGCCCAGCCGCCTATTTTTTCTGGGTAGCCAAGACGAAAGCGCACCTTGTCACCGTCACGCCAACCGCCCTCATTTGAATATGAGGTAAGGTCTCTGACAATGCCGGGTCTAAACTGTAGCTTTGTTAGTGGCATGTATCACCTACGATGGCTGCGTTAAGCTGGTGCTGTAAAAAGTTCCCAGCATGATATCAGAAGCTTTCGCAAAACTAGATGGGTTCTTTAATCTAAAGCCGAACCACTTATATCCTGCTGTTCTTGCAGCGGCGGTGTTATCTGTAACAAAAGATATAATCCCTGTGTTATAGTTACCGCCAGTATATGTAATTGAATTAATCAACCCGTCTGCATCCCAAACAATAGAATAGCTTCTGTTTCCGCCCGTGCTTCCACTTGATCCAGCATCCCAACGAGCGACAATATTTGTTGTTGTGGAATCAGATACGCCCCCATAAAGAAGCACATGCTCTGAGTTAGGGGCAACGTCCTCGTTTTGCTGAATTGTAATTGAAGCGCTGGTAATAAACCCTGTTCCAGCGTGGAACACCGGCTGATATGCAATTTGGTTTGCGCCACCACCAATAGCAAAAGGGGTTGCCGTGCTGCTGATGGTGGTTAAACCAACACCCCCTGAAGGAGATATATAACCAAGTCTTATTGAAACATCCCTAGTCTGCGTACCAGCGCCAGAATAATAGTCGCTGAAACTAGCAGTGCCGCTCTGGGGAATATTCACATTTATGGCGTTGTTGGATACGTTTGCACCGCCTCTGTAATACTCAGACACACTATCAGGAACAGAACCGCCAAAGGTAGTTCTGAACTGAGATAGGCTAATTTGTCCAGAGGCTGGCAAAGCCATTAGACTGTACCGAAGGCTGTGATGTCATCCTCAGAGGTGAATGCACCGTTAGTAGCTATTTTGGCTACTGTGCTACCGCCGTAAGAAAACACCAGATTGTTGCTACCATCTACAGAAATAGTCCAGCCACTACCACCCGTTAAGCTTAGTGAGTTACCAAGGCTAGATGAGGCGCTGGCAAAGGTTAGGTTTCCTGCACCGTCCGTTCTTATAAACTGGTTGGCTGTTCCGTCAGCGGCGGGGTATGACAGACCGTCAAGAACCACACGCCCTGTGCCGTTTGGTGTGATTGGAATGTTGCCATTCGACACACTAACAATAGACTGCCCATTAACATCTAGGTTGCCACCAAGCTGCGGAGTCGCATCGTTAACAACATCGGCATTTGGTGTCAGGCTTTTAAACACACCAGAAGCGCCGCCACCGTCACCTGTTACAGCCGTTGACGCACCTGCTGCAATCTCAACACCGTTAGATGTTGAATATGTCACGCCCTTGTAGATAACGCGGCAAGCAGCGTTTGTCTCGTTGCGGATGGTGTAGAACTTTTCCTGATCGGTTGGGGTTACACGCAACTCAAAGGTAGCACCCGGAGAACCGGTAAGCACAAGCACTGTATTTGCACCGTCGCTAATCGAACCATCGTTGGTTGTAAGGTCTTGATCGCCCACAACAGTAATCTGGGCTTGCCCGTGCAGCGCCTGATCAATGATGTCAAAGTTTGTATTGGTCGTAGTTCCCCAAGTACCCGACTGTTCGCCGGAGCCGGGTTTTTCGATACCAGTATTTGAAGTATAGGTACTTGGCATTTACACCACCTTATTTGTCCATATGTTTATTGTACCACTTGCGTTAACCGGCGTCCATATCCCGCCTGTCGGCACGATTTGAACCCAGTTTTCCTTTGGTACGTCAGCGTCAATACGCTCCCAGAATAATCTGCCGTCTGTGGTCTGAACAAAGACAGCGCTAATATCTATCGGCCCCGGATCTTTAAGAATACTGCCGGTGCCAGTATTTATGAATACCGCCTCTATCTCTGACAGACCAGAGTAAATTGCGTTTGGCACGGTTGTTTGTGTGAACTCCGCGCTCTGATTAGATATACCAGAATACAACATGTTTGGCGATGATGTTTGTGTAAACTCTGCCGACATATCAGCAGATAGATCCACAATGGCTTGGGCAGAAGACTCTACGATAAAGGCCGCGTCCTGATCTGATATGCCAGAAGCAATGTAGATAGCGTCTGTGCCTTGTATTGTGCTAAAGACCTGCGCCGACACACCTGTGGCAAAACGTGTGGCATTAGAACTTTGGGTGAATTCGGCAGTAGCCTGCATCAAGCCCAGAAGAACGCCGCTGCCAATAGACACCTTGATTGCAATCGCGCTCATCTCTGCTTCGCCGTTGAGCGTCAGGTTGGCTGCGGATGTATCGGTGAACTCAGCACTAACGGTTTGCGAACCCAACAGCAAGATGCTGCTATCCGCTAAAGCCCGTTCTGATAGTGCGAATTCACCCAGCATCAGTCAGCATCCGCTATGGTCAGAGTGCCAGCATCTACCTGACGCAAGATTTCAGCATAGTGGCGGTTGGCTGGGTCTAGGGGTACGGACATTTCAATGCCGTCAATGTTTACTTTTACACCTAAATTATTACCCTCATTAAAAATATATTGTGCGTTTGTGATATTCATTTTTACAACTCCGCATCTGCTGTGAAATGAATAGCATATTGGTTGCCATCGGAGCCGCTAGTATTTTTAGATGGAAAACACCATATCTCTCCAATAGATGCTACTGCTGCCGCTCCATCTGAACCAGCACTAATATCACGAATATTTCCAGACGCTCCTGTTGCATATGAATAAAGTGTTACTGTAGGAGCAGATCGTTTTTTTACTAAAAAACTTAAAGGAAATTCAACACTGCTGCTTGCTGCTCTAAAGCGAATTACGCCAGTTATGGTAATTGTGCCGGGGGCCGTACTATCGCTATATGATTTTTCAAAATACCGCTGACACCTAGCCAACTCATCGCCATAGCTGCGGTGTTCAAACGGCGTGGCTGTGTCGCCGAGTTCCATCTGAAGTCCTGTAATTTCTAGTGTACGGCTTGTGCTATCAAAGAAAGAAGTAGCACTAGAGGAGGCACGATTTGCATTAGTAGTGCTTGTCCAAGTTGTGCTTAAAGTACCACCATTGAAATCGCTACCAGCGTGAATCCAGATGTTTAATTCTAAACTATTCCCATTATCGTCATCTAATACACCGGATGTATCACCAGCAAAAGTCAAAGACACTCTATTCCACGAAGTTGTAACAGAAAATGTTT